CCATCGCCATCGCCATAGCCATAGCCATTGCCATCGCCATCGCCATTGCCATCGCCATTGCCATAGCCATAGCCATTGCCATTGCCATAGCCATAGGCGCTACTGGTCATGTCTTCGCAGCCGGCTGCTTTTCAAGGATTGCGCGTGCCGCTGCGCTGCACGGAAGCAATTCGATAACTCCCAAGATGTAATGCAGCGGCACCTCGCATGCGACCTTTCCGCTTTTGATGCCGATCTGGCTAACTTCAGATAGAGAAAAAGCACCGCTCCAACTCCACAGGCGTCTGGATGCAGACAACGTAATTCCACCGGTGTTGTCGACGTGTTCAACGGTACCGTAGTGAACGCCGGCATTGATAGTTCGGATGACACAGTATTGACCTACTGCAGGGTGTTTGTTGCTCATAAAATTAGTCCTTTGGGCTACTCGAAGCCGGCAAACGACAGCAGGTTAATCAGAGCGCCTGCGCACCCCGATATCACCAGCCATCCGTTAAGAGACAAGGCGCCACCGATAGCGCAGGCGGCGCAGAAAACAGCTAGGGAGAGGCTGTATCGGCGCATGGTTTGTCCTTGACAGTTGATTCCGGTATGCAATACGGGCATACGACGATGACCCGTTGAAGGAAAGGTGAAAAAGGGAAGCCATATCTGTCCCAGAAATGTATCCCGCAGGTGCGGCACTCCCACATTCCACCAGCAAGTATTTTGTCTGTGGTGATATGCAATTCACCTTTAACGGTGCTCACGACTCACGTCCTTTGGGTTACAAGCGATTCATGAGGTCGAGAAACTCGGGATGCAGGTTGCCGTTATCGGCGAATACCTGAACCGGTTCGCATGGCCAGCCGTCGATGGCCTCAACGAACAGAGGCCACGGGTCGCGGCTGTTCATGATTCTTTTGAGCTCAAGACGATGGCCGCGCGCCTCTACGTGCACGTTCGAAATAGTCAGCGCGCCGCTGTTCTGATCCTGCTGAATGTCGAAAGCTTCGCCTTCGCCCAATGTGTCGAACACGCGCAAGCCCGGTGTCGTCTCGCTCAGGATGTACAGGCGGCCGTAGCACTTCAGAAGATTGGATTCGTTGAACAGGTCGCGTGGTATGACTCGGTTGTAGCTCATTGGCCGTGTCCTTTTGGGGTAGAGCTCGAGGCGCTCCAATCGCGTGCGAGGTTTGTGGCGATTGCTGCGTCTATTTTCGCGATCAATTCGCGGTCATCCGTGTTCAGGCGGAACGCGAAAGAGTGGGTTAAAAAATTGCCCGTGTAGGTGACGGCTGTCGGGTGATCCGGGTAACACGGGGGGCCGTCCAGGTAAAGCGTATGCCCTAGTTTTGCGCTGAACACTTGGCCGCCAGAGCTGAGGGATGGACAGCGGAACGGCTTGCGGTCTGGGTGCGGCTCAAACTTCGGGCTTTCTGAATGATCCCACAGCCTTTCTAGCGGCCAACGGGACAGCGCATCAAGTAGCCCGGCAATAGTCCCGTGTTCCGGCCAGCCTTCCCAGCCCGCCGTATGCGGCGAACCAATGTGTTCGATGTCGACCAGGGTTCCGGATTCTGGTCCTTTGGGTGCCTCGGTGTTCATGGTGTTCCCTTTGCGGTTCGGATGGCGCAGGGCGCGCCCAGAAGGGGCCGGCAGGCATTCCCGCCAGCCCCTTGCAGTCAGGCCCTGCTAATCGGGATAGTTCGCCCTGTGGGCGCTACCTGATCCGTGGTGCATACCCAAAGCGTCGGAATGTCCACAACAGCCGGACCAGGGCCGTACAGGTCGGTCAGGTAGATAACGCCGGCGATACTCTGTGCGTCGTCCTCGCGTAGCTTTTTGGCCAGATCGAACACCGGACGGAAGTCCGTGCCGCCACCTCCCTTTGCCGTTGTGGGAAGCGTGCCGCCCGGCTCAATGGGATACGTCGCACATATAGCCGCGTCGCAGTCCACGACCAACAGGCTGGACGCTGGATGCTCGGCGCTGCAGTTCGAAATTGCTTCGTTAAACATGGAAAGCGTTTGATCGTCGATCGAGCCCGAGGTATCCCGGCAGATCAAGATCAGTCCGGGAGACTCTGACGGACGGCGCCGGGGGTAGATTACACCCTGCCATGCATGGCGAGAGGGTGACCGCGTCCAATCCGACCGGCTGGGCCCTACCTGATTGATGAATTCGGCGAGCTCCTGACGCCAGTCGATAGGCTGATGCTTGATGCGCTCCAGCTGCCTTGCAAGGTCCGCCGGGATCGCGCCGCGGCCAAGTGCCTGCGCGGCCTGTGCCGCTTGGATAACGGCCTGCTCCCAATCCTGACGGAGCTCCTGAGCGTCTTGTGCGGCCTTGTCGGGCGTCTGACCGGTGTCCGGCTTGGTGAAGGAGCCGCACGGGTTGTTGCCGCTGCCTGAGCCACTGCCGTCGCCGCCGTCGCCATCATCCTTGGGCAGTGAGTTGTAAATCTCCTCGCAGGACATCCCTTTGTATTGCAGATCGCAGCAGGCGCCTTTCGGCATTGTGATACCAGGAATGGGCGAGGACGTCTGTCCGGACAGTGTGAGGTTAATTTCATGATCACCTGCGATATTGCCAGCCCCATCCGCTGGCAGGCGCCACAGATGGCCGTGTGCGCAATGCAGGGCCTCATGGAGCAGCACAAAACGTAGCTCCTCGTTACTCAGGGACTCGACGAAAGCGCCGTTGTAGATGATGCTGCGGCCGTCCGTGCACATCGTGCCGCCATGGCCTTTGAACTTGTCGTCGCGGATCGGATTTAGGCGAGACAGCAGCGCCCCATAAAAAGGCTGTTCTGACAGTGCCCACCAGCGCGCCCGGTCAATCTTCAGGCTGATTGCTTCGTCTTGCTTCGTGCTCATCTCAAATAGTCCTCGTATTCCACTGTTGAATTGCTCTGGACTTCACGCTGGCGCTTGATTCATTGCACCAGCCGTTACCGTCCTTTGTTGTCTTGACTTCAAGGCGGATACCGCAAGTACACGACACGATCGCCTCAAAGTTATATCCGCAGCGCTCATCTGATCCGCTCGTTGTATGGATGCGCACGGGTTTTCCGCAAAGCGGGCAAGGCTTCATATCGTCCATTACCTCACACCCCCAGCATGGAAAGAATGGACGCCGCCTTCGCGGCCGTTTGGTTGCGGGCTTGGTCATCTTCGCGCAGGGCTTCCGCGCTCAGGATGGTCAGCGGTGCCGCCGCATCGGCAACCGCTTGCAGTTCCGGGATGCCGACAATGTCAAGATCAGGGACCAGGGCGACCACGTCGCGCAGCTGCTCGAATACGGATGCGTATAGCTTGCCGTCACTGGCGCAGCGGTCGCGCACGCGCTCCAGAGCTTCGGTAAGCCGCTCGCGCAGTTCATCTGATGCAGCCCGGGCCGACTCCGACAGCCACTCCGACCACGCGCCATCAGTCGGGCAGGACAGGTAACGGACATTGAGTCCGAACTTTTCCGCGATAGCGGCCTGCGTCGGCCACATCGACGCATCGTACAAACCATTGAGCCGGGCCGGAGCGGCTGCCGCCTCGCTGGCGTAGTCGGACAGGAAGCGGGACACGATGGCGTCATGCTCAGAGCGATAGCGGCGCATCATGTCGGAGTGCTCCAGATGCCGCGCCGCAGGGATCATGCGCATGCCGTCCTGCACAGACGGAAGGGAAAGGCGCCGATGGTCCGCATAGACGCTCTGGTGAAGGCTGGCGAGCTCCTGCAGGGCCGGATGGTTGCAGATGGTCACCAGGACGCGCGGGGCGTCGCTGTGGTGCTTCTGGCGGGCCGCGGCGGTTTCTTTCTTATGCAACTTGGTCGCGCGCCACATGCTGCAGCTGATCGTCGTCAGCATCGTACGGGCGGCAATGCCGGATACGTCGAAAGTCATTTGAATCCCCTCTAAGGTTCGGATGATGCGGAGCGCATCTAGCTGCACCCAGTTGCCCAGGTGCAGCCCGCTGCGTTCACTCAATGTCGATTTGCCGACGCTCCGCCTCGTCTTTAGCAAGCTCTGCATAGTCAGAGCGGCCTGCCTCTGTTTCCTTGAGATAGACGCCACACACCTGATTAGCCGTGCATGCTCTCAAGTAGTCTTTGAATTCCTGACGGTCTTTAGAGGACATGGCAGTGATTAGATGAAAATGGCTTGATTTGCCGTGAACCACTGCACCCAATCCGGTTCCCCGCCCAGCTTGGCACCCAGCCTGCGAAACACGTCACGCGCCAACAGAGCACCGTAGACGCGCGGCATGCGTGCCAGATACTGAACGACGGCCCGGGTGTGCTCCGGCTTTGCTGCCATGCCTACCATTGCGCAGACGAGGTAAAGCGCCTGCGGATCGGTCGGGATAATGGCGCCCTTGGGGTCCATGAATACGGCGTCGGGCGTAGGCACTTGCTCGGCCAGCTTGGCAAAGGCAAGAAACTCGGCGGCAGCCGGCTTGCCGATGGCTGCCGCTATGTCGGCCAGCTGCTGTAGACCATCCTTCCAGAGCTTTACGACTACTTCCCAGCTGCGGAAGTCCGGCATGCGGATAGACGGATCGGCGCAGGGCTTCCATGCGTGCAAGGTGCGGCCAGAGGTCGAGCGGTGCCACGCAATGACTTCGGGCGCCGCTTCCTGCTCAATCGCCCAATTCACCCAGTTGGAAACCTCGTCCTCCCACGTTCCCAGCATTACCCCGCCGGCCGGGTCATCGGTAGCACCAGGGGTCGGCAGCTGGAAGGCGAGGTCGAAGCGGGACCGGAGCGGCTCGCACAAGGCAGTAACGCCGGCCTTGTCGCCGGGCCGATTGGTGGCGCCGCAGATCAACACGGATTCGGAGAGCTCGCCGGCATCAAACAAGCGCATCAATGCGGCCTGTACGTCCATCGGAGCTTGTCCAAGGTCGTCCAACAGTAGCAGGGTCGGCTCGTTTGTCGTCTTGAGATCGTTCAGCAGTTCCAGCGGTAGGGAACGCGTGACGCCGGCCCCGTGATCCGGGACAAGGCATCCGCCGAAGTCCACACGCTCCGACAGACTGGCGCGCATGACGATCAAGCGGCGGCCTTCCTTGGCGGCAGCGGCCCGAAGGCGCGCAGTCTTGCCAGTCCCGGGAGGACCGACCAGAAGCACGCGGCGATCCGCCCCGATGTAGCGTTCGATAGTTGTTTGCATCGTAGACCCCTCAAAAGGTTTGGATGGTGCGGAATGCACCCCGTAGAACCCGCAGCGCAGGCCCTACAGGCTGGATTCAGGCAACAGGCTTGCGGGTGGCTGCGAGGGTGTTGCGAATGATCGTGAGCACGTCATCATTCGGCGGGATATCGCGGTGACGCATATTCTCCAAAGTCTGCAGACGGCCTTCAGCGATTTGCAGCGCAGCTACTAGCGCGTCGTAGTTGCTAGCCTTCGCTTGCAGCGCTTCCTGCAATTCGTCGCCTTCAAGCTCGTATTCTTCGAGCCCGCGGAGCTCGCCGCAGTCGTTGCACCAGCAGTCATCGTAGGTATTGCCGAGTACCCAGGCCTGTGCAATGGGGTTCCAAACGCTGTTCGCATCGTTGCCGCAATTGGTACTGCCGCACTGCGGGCAGCGGTAGCCGATCAGCTTGGGGGATGTGGTTGCGGTCACGGCTACTTACTCCGGTTGAACAGCCACGTCAGCCAGGACCGGCGCACCGGCCGCACGGGCTCATCGATACGGGTAGGCGACAGGGTTACCAGCCCATTCCGCCGCTCCTGCTCGCGCTGGTTCAGGGTGTCCCGCATTTGCCAGTTGGCGATGGCTTCTGATGTGCGCTCAAGGTCGCAGAGCAACTTAGTTTCGCTGTGGTGCTGTGTAGCCATGGGATTACCTCAGGTGAGCGGGAACATGCGCGCACAATAGCTGCGCAGGGCTTTGTATGCGATGCGGCGCCCGATCTTGCGAGCGATTGCCCGGAAGGTCGGCAGCCGCTGCCGTTGGAACTGTGCACGCTGCCAGCGCTCGCGCTCGATAGCGTCGGCCCAAGCTGTAACGGATGGCGGGTTGCTCATAACAGGCCCTCGAAGGTTCGGCGCGTGTCGGATGTCACGCGAGACACGAATATATGCGCGTCAACGAAACGTGTCAACACGTTTAGCACAAACCCTTGAATGGCAATGCGCGCTGTCCTATCGTCGAAGCCAAAGGGGGATGGTGGTCATGTACGAAAGAATCGACCGAGTGCCCGGAAATAGCATTGGCGAGCAACAAAAAAGATTGTTTGCCAGCATCAAGGCTGGCGGCTGCAGTGCTGTTCGTAAGCTCATGTGTGGCCAGCACATCGACAATATGTCGAACACCGAAAAACTAGGTTTGTTGCAGATAATGGGTGTGCAACTTCGTACCCAGCTCCCGGAGTGTGACATCCACACGAAAACTTACACCATGGTCATTTATGTAAGTAGCGGGGTCGATATGACACAGGAAATTGACCGTCTGACCGTGACGGAAATGGGCGGTCTTGTTACAAGGACGCTATCTCTAAGCAAGCTCCAGGAGCTCGCGGCCCATCTATGAAACGCCATCTCTACCAATCAGCCATGGAGCAACGTTTCGACGCGCTGAAGGCCTCCAGGGAGGCCGGCAGACAGGGCATTCAGAAGCTACTGAAGGGCTACCATATCGATAGCCTGACCAAGGTCCAACAGACAGGGATATGCGTCTTACTTGGCTTGGATACGGTCGTTAAAGGGACCTTTGTCCGTCTAGTCGACCCGCCGAGCTTCGAACATGAAATCGGCGCACTGACAATCAGGTTTGCATGGCATGTGGAGGTATTAAAAACAGATCGCCTTCAAGCCATGCTTGCGCCTGATTTTGAGCCAAAGCCGCTTAAGAACGTTTGGACTATGGATGTAGGCCGCTCTATGGTTTGGTTTAGGGTGGTTACAGCAGACGGACGCGTGATGTCAATGCAAAGCCCTCACGTGTACCCCAAGCAATATCCGCACACTAGTATCGAAATAAAGGCTCGACAGTTGGGTAAGAGTAAGGCTCTAGAGCAATTAACGATCGGTATGATTGATCGAATCAGATCGGATATCGACCGTGAGTAATTGGGATGTCGTATTTGTTATGGATGCTGCAGAGTTGATCGGGCGAATAACTAAGAAATCGGCAAGTGCACGAAAGCGTGAAATTAATAAACTCGCTACGGAATGCATCATTGCGATACTGCGCGGCAAAGAAGTAAAACAAATCGATCCGCGAAGCGTTTCTGCTCTTATCAAATCCACAATGCTTGTAAACGCAAACACTATAAAAATATCGATTGATCAGCTTGAATTTATCTTCATGAGCAAACCCGTCGCTCGCCTGTCCCTATGGGATTGCCAGATCGAGTTACAAAGATACAAACACAGGCCTATATTTAAGGAAATCTCGCAATGATCCCCCTGTTTCCGATCCGCGACGGCTTCCCCATTCACGAACTTCGCAACCGTGGGGCGCTGGTGATCGATGACATCGTTAAGAGTGGCGCTCATATAAGCAGAATGAGCAATTCCGAACTGGTAGCCCTCTATGTCGCCATTGGGGGCCCGTACGGTGTAGAACGAGGGTATTTGATGCCTCTAACGAAAGTAGATCTAGATCAAGAACTGGGGTGTCTTGTTGTAGTAGAAAACGGCCGAGCTCGCCGCTTCACTTACGCGCAAATGAAGGAGTGCGCAGATAAAGCTAGAAGAGAGAGGGAAGTAAAAAACAGTAGGAACCTTTTCCGTATAGGCAATGATCGCCCATGGATGTACTGACGTTGCAACTGTATAGGGTCAAGTCTATTCTGAGCCTAGAGACGCAAAACCCGCCATAAGGCGGGTTCTACGCTCCAGATGATGAGCATCTGAATTCTGACGTGTGACGGCACGGCAGCGGCGCGCGGCGAAATTCTCGCCCACGCTTCAAGCCTCGTCAACAGTAGCGAGGTTTGAGAATGCCAAAACGATCACCCATCCCGACCGCTGACGAGATCAGAGGACCGAGCACGCCCGTTCACCATTACAGCCGATTGACGGTGCTGGCGAACGAAGCCGGACGCTTCTTCGTGGGCAAGGTCGCTTTTATGCTGATGACGGACGGCGGCAATACCTCGGTGCAGATCAGTAGCAGGACGTGGGACACGCGCCAAGCCGCGCAGGATGCACTTGATGGCGAGTTCTTCGTGTGAGAACCCAGTTTTACGAAATCTGTTTGGTCGTTGATCTATCGGCTGATATCAACCTTGCGGTTATGCGCCGGCTAAAGGATCTATATTTTGACGGCCGCCGCGCACTTAAGAAGCTGTGCGAATGGACGCCGATAGAGAGTTTGTGTGAGCAGGATCAGTTAGCTATTGCGGCCGTCTGTGGCGTTCCACTGGTTTGGACGGCGGTCCCGCAAAGATTGGTCTACATATCTCCGGATAGTGATTACCGATTTGAACATGAGTTCGACAGGCTGACTGTGTTTTTTTCAAAGGAATACAGAACATTCAGTCACGCACAAATGCTCGCAATGCATGAGCGTACCGCCATCGTGGCGCCGCGCCAGCTTGATTGCCTGATTTACAGCAGCCTACGTCACCGTCTGCTCGTTAAAACCTCACCTCAACGAAACGCGTTATCGCCCTAGACCCGCAGGTCTGGTGCGAACCACAGAGCACCACGGAAACCGGCACCGTATCCAGCCCAGCCGCGCCCTACCCCCAGGCGCCCTAAACTCGCAAGCGGCGAGCAAGGACAAACGGTCGAACACGGGAAACGAAGCCCGCGCACCGCCACACAAAGGCGGCCAGACCGCAATACGGCACCGCTTCCGCGCAAAAACCCCTACGCGCCTCGGGGTTTGCCTCAGATTTGTCCAGATCAAAGACTTATCCACAGACAAACCGCAGTTATCCACACAATCCACAGCTACCAGGGAAGCAGCCAAGCGCTCTACACTGACGACACATCGTCACACCAGAGCGCCGACAATGGATCAACTCCCGCAGACACAAGGCAAGCCGTCAACCGTCACAAAGCGGCCCGATGATCTGCCGTATCGCTACCAACCGCCCAAGTTAAAGCGCATCCCGCGCAACGTCCCACTTGGTAGCAAGCCAGACCACGAAGCCCAGATTCTGCAAGCCATCGAATGCGGTCAGACCATGCATGAGATAGCCGAACAGATCGGACGCGATGTCTCCATACTCTCAAGATGGCTCGCCGATCCACAAAGAGCAGCAAAGGCGAAAGAGTCGCGCCGGCTTCAGGCCGTGTACTGGGATGAGCTCGCGGAAAGGACGATTAAAGAGTTGCCCTCAAACGCGACACCAGCGGCAATGCTCCGCGCACGTGAACTTGCATCGCATTACCGCTGGCGCGCCAAGTCCATTGCCCCGCATGACTACGGCGACAGGCCGCTGATAGATGCCGAGCAGGAGGCACAGCGTCAGGCTCAGGCACTGAACGGAGACACGGCCCGCCTCGTCCTTGGTGGCATCCTTGCCGCCATCGGACTGCAGGTCTCAGAGCTCCCCAAGGACAGAGCAGGCAGAGTAATCGATCACGATTCAACAACTTAGCCTTGTGACAGCCGGATATTGAGGTTCCCTCTACGATTGTTGACATAGCTAGCCGGCCCATCTGACGCCGGCTAGCCGTTCCCTTGCTGTTCGGCTGGTGCTGCTGTGCCCATCCATTCCAAAAGGTACCGGGCGCCCAAAAGGAGGCTCCAAGCGCGACCCGGGGGGTGTGCGAATTCACGAGCGGCCCGAAATCTAAATCACCACCCACTCTTCGTACTTTCATTAAACTGTTTCATCAAGTGACGTTCATCTGTCACACTGGAGAGGCCTGATGTCTGGTATCTACCTGCCGAAGGAAATGGTTGCTTCGAGCCAGCGAAGTGTTGGGATACGGACTCCGGTGGTTCTTGGTCCTTACGACACGAAGCTTTCTCCTGACGACGAGAAGAATTTTCTGGCGTGGTCGGCGAAGTACCCTGATCGAACTGGGTCGACGGATTACGACATGCGTGGGTGGTGGAAGGAGCATGGAAGTGTTGATCCAGGAGGCGGTCATTTCTCGGATAAGTACAAGAAGCCAAACCACCCGACGTTTTCTGACGAGAGCATTTACAGCGGGGTTGATGAGAACGTCGGTGGTAAGTGGGTAAAGGGGGATGGTGGTAAGTGGTCTTTTTCAGCGTCACAAACAAACCTGCAGCATCATTCAGAAGACGAGCTTCGAAAATATTTCGAACGCGTTGAGTCTGGTAATACGCTTGTTCTCCCAAAGCGGTAGACGCTCTTCGTCCTTTCTCGTTTTTGCTTGAACGTGTGACGCTTCCGCGTTACAGTGCATTGGGGGGACATGGCATGGCCGCTGGTACCCAGCCTTGGGGGATCTCGAGGAGCGCACTGGGCTATCGAAGTGAGGTTCGATTCCTCCGCCTTCCACCAATTACGAACTGGAGATTTCTGTGGATATGAATCAGCGGAGCGGGTTGATCGGTGCGGGTCGGTCTCAGGTGAATACGGCTTGTGTGGAGGTACGTCGGTCGCAGGTCGAGGAGCAGCTGTCGAGGCAGCTGCAGACGATTTCGAGTCTGAGCGAGACGGCGCAGGCTTTGATTGCCCGGTTGACTCCGGTGTTGCGGGAGGCTGACAAGGTCGGTCCCAACAGCGTGCCGCAGGAATACCTGGTGCCTGTGGCGGCGTCGGTCCGTTCCAATACGGACGGTATCAATAACGTCATGCTCATGCTGTCGGATGTGTTGGAGCGTCTCGAGGTCTGACCGAATCGATCCAACGGCCCCGGCAAGTCCGGGGCTTTTTTATGACCAGCGGTAGTTGCGTGTGTGACGGCACATCGTTACAGTGCGTGTGCTGGTGCTGGCCCTTACGGACAGCTCTGCGACCGGATGGCAAGGGTGGTGGTTCGAATCCACGAGCGGGGGATCCCGTGACGGCGTGACGGCAAGGACCCTGCCACCAGCTTTACGAGGAGCGCATGAAAAAGGTTGAACCCGAACGTGTTGAGTATCCACCGAAGGTATGTCCTGAGTGCGGTCGGGCTATTCGCAAGCCAGCCAAGAGCGGGGCGCAGCGGACTCGGGAGTACCGGGATCGGAAGCGGCAGGCGTCGTGACATACGAACAGGCGATCAATCTCAAGTCGTTCCAGCACCACTGCCAATGCGGAGGATATGCCTGGAATTTCAACGGTCGAGATGAGGAGCAGCCGCATATGTCGTGGTGTCCTCAGTTCGATGAATACGCGGAGTGGCGTGCCGCGTTGAAGCAGGGTCAATCTGGAGGTGTGTCGTGCGGGTGAATGTTTACGCGGAAGAGATGACGGACCGGGTCGAGATCGTCGAGAAGGAGACGGCGGACGGGACGTTCACGGGCCTTCGTATCTATCTCGAGCTGCCAGTCACGGTGCCTGGTCCGGCCGGCGGCAACACGGTCTACAGAGGACCGTTCATGCACAAGCCTGGGGACGACGACTCGAGCGCGGTCACGTTCTGGGGCAAGCAGGATCTGCGCGCGGTGTTGCGCAAGGCTCTGGAGGCACTGGATGAGCACTACGACAAACGAGATTCCGGCGGTACCACCGTCTGATTTCAACGGCTGGTCTGGGTCACTCGACGAGATACTCTGACCGGATACTCCCCTCCGGAGTCCAGCCGCCATTTCAACGACAAGGAGTTCAACGATGTCTGTTTTCACTCTCACCGGTAGTTTCCCCACGGCTTCGGCCACCAAGCTCGTCGCGAGCGGCGTCCAGGCCGCATCGTGGGTCGTCAAGGTTTTCGATTCCAACAACAACCAGCTGAGCCAGGCGAGCGTTCCGTATACGGATACACCGCCGGATGAAGGCGTGCCGTTCACGGCTGAAGGCATCTCGGCCGAGCTCGGCGACGTTCTCCGTGTGACGGTCCAGACGCTGGACAATCTCGGCGTCGGCCTCGATTCCGGTCAGGCCGCCGACATCACGGTTCAGCTGACGCCGGTCGAACTGACGTTCCAGTCGACCTCCGGGGCGCCTGGCAACGCGGTGTTCACGCAGACCGCGTAATGGTCTGCGTACCATGCCAACGGTTCTGGGCGTGGCTATGCGCCCAGTTCCCGTGGCTGTTCAAGCAGTGCCCGCTGACGTTTCAAAGCGTCAGCGGTCCTGCCAGGGGGGAGTTCAAATCGGAGGGGTCTGATGGATGATTTTGAGCAGCAGATGCGCAAAGACTTGACCGCACTACTTGGCTGGATCGAGAAGTCCGAGAGTGCCGCCGAGTGCATTACCAACATTTGCGTATGGCAGTTGCAGCTGATGGTGATGTGGGACAAGGCTAAAGAGTCTTCGAACACCTTCGAAATCGGATGCGTTCGGACTTCTTTCGGCGCCTCCACTATGATGCTCAAGGCGATTGCGGAAGGACTTGCCGCCGGCGAGACATGGTCATTCCAGCGCCGGGTTGCCTGCGATGCCTTTCACCGTGATGGTCAGCATGCGCTACAGCTTCGCATGAAGGCAGAAGGATGAAGGTCTTCGTTAACAGGAGATGTGAAGGACACTATCCAGTCGGATTTGCGGCAATTGTTATCGCAACCGATGAGAGAGAGGCGACTGATCAGTTGAACAGAGCCCTGTCTATTGCTGGTCTACCAGAGACCGCACATCACTCTCAGTTCGAGGAAGTCCCTACCGAAGTTCGCTGTGCGATGATCTTGGTTGACGGTAACTATTAAGCAGCCGTAGCTCAGTTGGTAGAGCGGCAGCCTTCCAAGCTGTCTGTCGCGGGTTCGAGCCAAGCCGGCTGCTCCAGTCAGGAGAGTGTTGTGGAAGACAAAATCGTGTTTGGATTCATCCCCGACAACAGCGGCAAGGCCGCCGACGTCGTCGTTCTCGGTATTCCGACTGCCGCCTGGGAATACATGAAGGACGGTCACACCCACACTCTGGACCTCACCAAGATCGGCATCCCGATGAAGCTGATCCTGTTCGGTTCCGCCACACACCAGGCGGCTCTGGACGTCATCAAGCAGCACAACGAAGGCAAGCCGATGGAAGACCGCCGGCACGAAGACTTCTCGGTCAAGCCCGATGGCAGCTGATAAGCCAGGGCAGTACGCGGCTACCATTGGATACAGTGAGGAACTGTTCCAGCAGTATGTGAAGACGAAGAAATTCAAGTCGTCGTTTTTCGATCCTGAGGCTAGAACTGGGCGGACGACTCAACAGATATTCTTTGCCCCGCGTAACGCCGTATTTGTATGGTGTACCCACATTCTCGATTACCCGAAGAAGATCGCGAGCGAGTTCCACCGGGAAGACCTGATGATTGTCGGTCCAGACTGGATTGCTGAGAGGAAGTTTTACGGCTGTCAGTACAGCCACATCGTGCTCGATCATGCTTACGTTACGATAGAACCCGATCGTCTTGAAGAAGCGATTGTCAGGTGCCGCTCATGAGGTTCGTTGACTTCCTCAGCTTCATGCCGACAAACGGCGTCTACGTCACCTGGGACCAGGACCGCGCCATGGACATGGCCGTGTGCGCGATGGTCAACAAAAGACCCGACATCAAGATCGTGACACCGAGCTGGTTGATGGAACGCCAGTTCGAGAAATGCGAGTACTCGACCATCATCCTGGATGAGAGAATCGTATTCGGAGATCCTCGAGAACACCTCGACAACAATATGCGAAATCTGCTGATTGAGGCGATGGATCGCATCAAGACATTCCACGCGAGCGAGGGCCAGTAAGGACTGCATGCGGTCCCCAATCTCTTACTGAGAGCTGGCCAAAGTAGGATCCGCCAGTTCGACCTACCAAAGTGTGGTAGTTCGAAACCGGAAAGCGACGACACGGGCATCCACTGGCGGGGATGCTCTGAAGTTGAAATAGACTACGTTGTGTGACACCATGCCGTCACACCATCGCGGAAACTCCAGTGAAGCAAGCCATCAGCTATCTCCGTGTCAGTACCGACAAGCAAGGCATCTCAGGGCTCGGGATTGAAGCCCAGCGCCACGCGGTCGAGCAGATGTGCGCACAGCGCGGGTACCGACTCATCGAAGAGTTCGTAGAGGCTGATAGCGGCCGCAGGAACGATCGACCTCAGCTGCAGCGTGCACGGGCTATGGCGCGCGCCGCCGGCGCCGTACTGGTCGTTGCAAAGCTGGATCGCCTGGCCCGTGACGTCGACATGATCCGTTCGATCATGGCCAGCAAAGAGCAGGTTGTGTTCTGCGACTTCCCTCAGATTCCGGACGGACCCATGGGTGAGATGATGATCACCCTGATGGCAGCCTTTGCCGAGTTCGAGTCGAACTGCATCAGCAAGCGCACCAAAGACGCCATGCAGGCGGCCAAGAAGCGCGGCCAGAAGTTCGGCAACCCGGAGGCCCTGGCCAGGTGGAGGAGGGGGCGTAAGATCGACGTCTCTCGCGCCAACGAGGCCAGGCAGGCTATCGCACAGCAGAAGATCAACGACGTGGAGCCTGTGATCCAGGACCTTCGTATGAAAGGAATCACGACGCTCCGTGGCATTGCTTCAATGCTTAACTTCAAAGGAATCAAGTCACCAAGCGGAAGAGATTGGAAAGCCGAAAGTGTGCGGCGTGTGCTGCGCGCCATCCCTGATGTTACAACCACCATGCAGTAGAGGACACCATGACTGAGCAGATCGAAACCCCGCCGGCGGCGGAAGTTGAAACCAAAAACTACGAGGACGGAAGCTCAGCCACCGGCGTGGCGCCGCTTCCTGACGTCAGCCCAGAAGGCGCACCTGCAGTAACGGAACCGGATTTCCAGAACCCGCAGGTCAATATTCGAGAGGCAACACCCGCTGAAATCGAGCGTCATCATCGAGAGCAGTTCGCATCAGAACACGATCCGGCAAGCCACGATGAGGTGGCCAACCTGGCATCTCGAGTCCACGGTGAACTGACCCAGCTGGCCGGCGGTACCAGCCACGAACTCGGCGTCGTCAAGGCGCTTCTCGAGCACTCGCTCGACTGGATCAACTTCCACAAATCCAAGTAATTCCTAGGTGGCAAATTGAGCCCGGCCTTGTGCCGGGTTTTTTTTGGGCGTTACCATGGGGCATGACGAAAGCCATCACATCCGGTAGTAGCTGGGTCGCTGGGTACGAATACGACCCGCACACGAAAGTCCTAACCGTACGTCGAAAAGACGGCGGGGTAACCCGATATAAGGGAGTCCAGGCAAGCGTTTTCCAGCAGCTGGAGAAGGCGGACAGCAAGGGATCATTCATCTCCTCGAACATCCGCGGGTATTACTCGGAGGTCTGACGTGGACCAGATGGCTCAAATCCTGGCCACACTTCCACAGGAAGTGGTCAGACAGATCCCGGCGGACTGGCTCAAGCTTTCTCCAACTGAGCTCGTCACCAAGCTGACCGCTCACATCCAGACGCAGGAAAAGAAAAACAGGCTGATCAATTTCAAGCCGTTCCCGAAGCAGATGGAGTTCTACCGGCACGGGCTTACCCATCGGGAAAGGCTATTCCGCGCCATCAACCAGGTCGGCAAGACCATGGGCGCAGCGGTCGAGACGGTCTACCACCTGACTGGGAATTATCCGAACTGGTGGCCAGGTATCCGGTTTGTGAACGCTACCCGCGGCTGGGTGATGTCGGAGTCGATGCAGTTCTCTCGAGACGCAGCGCAGAAGCTGTTGCTCGGGGAAAGCCCTGAGGAATGGGGCACTGGCCTTCTGCCAGCGGCATCGATCAAGAAGATCGTGCGCGCCAGCCACTCGGTTCAGGACGCCGTGGACACCCTGCGCGTGAAGCACATCAGCGGAGGTGTCAGCACCCTGGTGTTCAAGTCGGCTGAAGTCGAGCAGAACAAGCTCGGCGGCGACACGCTGCATTTCGCCTGGATGGACGAGGAGCCTCCGTACGGTCACTACGAGGAGGTCTATACAAGAACCAACGTCCACAAAGGACCCGTATACACAACCTTCACCCCGTTGAAGGGCGCTACACAGCTGGTCGTAGAGCTCATCGATAAGGCCAAGCTGGCCGGCTCGAGCGTCGCTGACATCCGCTGGACCATCGACGACGAGTCGATCTACAGCGATGCCGACAAGGAGGCGATGAAGCTTAAGTACGCCAACTCATCCGACAAGGACGCCCGTCTCTACGCTGAGCCGACGCGTGGTTCAGGTTCTGTTTTCCAGTCGATCAACGAGGATTCGATCAAGTACCGCCACATCGATATCCCGGATCACTGGTACCGCATCTGCGGAATGGACTTCGGCATCAAGGACCCTACCTGCCTTGTCTACATCGCTCACGATCGTGACAACGATGTGTACTACCTGTACGACGCCTACGGACAGACGGACAAGCCAGCGGCGGTGCACTACGAGGCCTGGAAGTCGAGGGGCGAGCATATCCCCGTGGCATGGCCGGCAGACGGCCTGCAGCGCGGAAAGGCAGACGGCATTCAGCTCAAGCGCGTGTACGAAGGCTTGGGGATGTACATGCTGTCGGATCCAGCGATGCTCCCGGAGACGAACGCCAGGGGAGAGAACAATCGCAGTAGGACCTCGGTTGAAGCGAGTCTCGGCGACCTGATCGAATTGATGCAACAAGGCCGCTTCAAGGTTGCTGCCCACCTGGAACCGTGGTGGAGAGAATTCAAAGCCTACTTCCGCAAGAAGGACGGCAAACTCAATGATGCCGACAACCATTTCATCGACGCCACGCGCTATGCCTTAATGATGGAAATGCAGGGTGCAGGCGTACAGGGTGGACGATATGAGAAACTGCGTTACACCAGAAACAGCAGTTTCCGTTCGCGTTATGCATAGGGTGTCCCATGACTGACGAAGATCGCGGTATCAATTACGTCGATGACGATCACGAGGAGATGTCTCTCCAGGATCTGACCGACATTCGTTCGTCAGACCAGAACTACACGCAGTGGCGATACGACTGCGCGACTGCAGAGGAGTACTCGGCCGGCAACCAGTTCACCTTCGACGACATCGAGGCCGCCTCAGCAAATGGCATCACGCTGACCATCGCCAACTACGTCAAGCCGATCTTGGACGACATCAACGGAATCCAGGAATCCGTGATGACGAGCTGGAAGGTTCGAGGGGAGAACCCTGAGAACGACGATCTGTACAACGCACTCAGCCACAAGCTGTTCGAAGCCGCCAAGGTCACCAACGTGCACCGCGCGCGCTTGCGGGCCTATGCCTCCCAAGTGAATGTCGGCATCGGCTGGATGGAAGTCGGCCGTCAGGCAAACCCATTGCTCGGCGAATACCTGGCAGAAGATGTTCCGTGGCGCGAGATGTTCTTCGATATGCGTGCACGCCGGGCTGATCTTGAAGATGCCGGCTACATCCACCGCGTCCGTACCTTCCACAAGGACCGCATCAAGAAACAGTTCAGCCATGTCGAAGGGATCGATTGGGCAGTGGATACGGCGCCTACGCCGGCGCGCATGCAGTGGATGAATATCGAGCCTCCGCAGAACTACCGAGCGCTGCCGTGGCGCCGCGGTCGGGACTATCCGATCACCTACCAGAACACCCCCAAGGATGCCGACCTGCGCACCCTGGAAGAGGTTTGGAGACCGGTGTACCTGGAAGGTTTGTTCGCCAAGCTTCCGAACGGCAAGGTCGTTCTTTACGACGAAAAGAATTCGATGCTGTCGATGATGGTCAAGTACGGCATCGCCAAGCTTGTCGAAGCACCTTATACCCGCTGGCGCTGCGCGCTGTGGGCTGGAGACTTCAAGATCAACGACTGCTGGAGCCCATACCCGTGGCGTGGACATCCCTACATTGCGTTCTGGGGATACCGCGAGGGCATGACCATGGTTCCGTATGGGGTGACCCGCGGCCTGGTTTCACTGCAGGACGAGATCAATAGCGCGGCCGCCAAGTTCCACTTCGGCATGGATGCTGTTCGAATCTACATCGAAGAAGGCGCTCTGTCGGAATCGATGAGTCTTGACGAGGTGATCGCACAGGCTGCGAACAAGCGCGGCGTGTTCATCCTAAAGCAGGGGAAGATCGACAAGATCAAGATCGATCACCACTTCCAGCTCAACGAGCAGAACTTCAAGCGCGCCCAGGATGCCAAGGCCGACATGCGAGCCGTGTCGATGGCATCCGCACTGAATCCTGCCAACATCAACGGCGCGCCGGCCGATCCGCAGATGCTCAGCGCCATGACCCTGCGCGCGCTTGCGAACCTGGGCGAGATCCCTGGGAATTACCGGGAAGGCAGTGAGTTGGTCGGAGATCGAATGATCGAGTTGATCAACGAAGACATCGCAGAACAAGGAAATGTCGAGATCACTTACAACCACCCGACCCGTGGCATTCGCAAGGTTCAGTTCCAAACAGAGATCGGTTTTACTGCCGAGCACGGCCGAATCATCAACAACGACGTCACCCTACTGCGGTGCGATGTAGGCCTGGACGAGGTCCCGCACACCGCGACGTACCGCGCGCAACAGCTGTCGGACAACATGAAGATGGCGCAGTCATGCCCGCCGGAAGCAGTCGAGGCGCGCACCATGCTGATGGCCAACGTAGTCAAGCTGAGCGATGTGCCGCACGGCAATGAGGTCGGTCAGCACATGCTCGAGCAGGCCGGCCTGGTGCCTCCGTCAACGCCTGAGGCCGCCAAGGAGCTTCAGCAGAAGCAGCAAGAGGCTCAGCAGCAGAGGGAGATCGGGATCGAGGACGCCTTGGCCCAGATCGGGCACCGCAAGGCCCAGACGACGAAGCTGCTGTCGGATGCCCAGCTCAAGCAGGCGATGGCTCAGAGTGCAGCGATGGACCTGAAGGATCCTCAGTACGAGGCGGTCAATCGGAATTTGCTGCTGGAGAGAACGGCGGTCCAGAACCGCAGGACCGCCGCACAAGCTGACAAGATCGAGAAGGAACTCAATGCACTTCCGCCGATGGTTCCTGCCCCATTGCCGATTCCGGAGCATTGGTAACCATCGGCTGATTCAGGCGCTGGTGATTGACCGTGGCCTGAGCCAGGACTCCATAGACCTCGTGGATCAGATCGACCACGAGGTGCCACGCCGGCACGCGGTACAGATTCGGAAGTCCCGAGAAAGTCTCTTCATCCGATAGGCAATCAACCAGCCTGTCGGGGTCCTGTCCGCGGTTCGACACGAGCATGCGCGCCGCCGGTTCGTAGAACTCCAGCATGTCCTTCTGATCGTCGGTGTACTCCTTCTCCTTGAAAACCTGCTCGGCCTTGAACTGGCCACGCCCAAGAGCGTCGACCAGCTTGACCATGTTGGAAATGCGGATTGGTTTCGGTTCCTGATTCTTCATGCTGTTTTCCTCGTTTCAATCCAGTGCTGGATGGTTGATAGGCGCCAAGCGATTCGGTGATTCCCGAGCTTTATTGGATGAGGGAAGTCCCCGCGTTTCACCATGTCATCGATGGTGCGCCTACCGAGGGTTGTTATCTCCATCACCTTTTTTTTCGACATAAGCGGATCGATGCGCACATTTTGGTGCGTCGATCCAATAATCCCGGGCTGTGCGCTCATGCGCGCACAATACCGCGCAAGAGTTGTTGTTTTCAACGTGCTTCAGTCTTAAAACCCCGTCGTCAGGAACATTTTGCGACCGGGTACAACAATGCCTCTCGAAGACTTGGTGAATGCAGGCGTGGACATCGGCAATGCGTCCGCCGTGAATGCTGCGATCAACAGCGAACAGTCCGTCACCGCCGCGCAAGACACCAACGTTCGAGTCGAGCCGGAACCGTTCATCGAGGAAGAAGAGGAAGCCGGTGTCGAGGCGGAAGCCGCTTCCACCACCGAGGAACCAGCCGTTGATCCCGATATGCCGCCGGTACCGACCGGCAGCGAAGCAGAGGAACCGCCTGCCGCCGCCGCGGAAGCCGCTCCGGCCGCTGTAGCGCCGAATGCTGAAAAGGTGGCGAGTGACGAGCGTGTTGCCGAACTCCAGAAGCAGCTGGCCGATGAAAAGGCCCGCAATGCCAAGCTGAGCGAAACCGCCGGCGCTGCTGCGCGCAGCGAAGAAGGTAAGGCCCGCGATGCGGAGCTGAAGGAACTCATCGAGGACCTTGGTGAGAATCACCCGATCGTTAAGGTCACGAAGCGCCAGTTCGCCGAGATGGACCGCAATGAAGCAGAGCGTGCGGCGAATAAGGAAGCCGATGTCAAGGCGCAAGAGAACAAAATCGCAGCCGACAACCAGGCCGCTCACGACAAGCACGTACAGGCTGTGCCGTTTCTGGGCAGCTTCTACAAGGACAATGATGAGCCGATGATCGCAATGGCTGCGGCCATCAGCCTGCAAGTGCAGGACGATCCGAAGCTCCATGGAACCGAGGCATCGAAGCCGTTCACGGCAGGACACTACCGTGAAATCGAAGCGCGGCTCCTGAAGCGATTCCCCGAAGCGATTGCCAAGTTCTATCCGAAGGCAGTCAGGACAACCAACAAGCCCGGAAACAAGGTCGTGAGCATCAGCCAGGTGCGCGGTGGTCATACCCCGCCGGCGAGCCAGACCAAGAAAGTCACCCGGGAAGACGTCTACAACGCCGCTGCTTCGAATCCGAGCATCGACCTCGATCAGCTGATGGACAACCTCTCACGCGCCGGTTAAGCCGGGATCTGACGAAACCAAGGAACAACCATGTCCCAGACGAATACCCCTCCCAGCGTATCGCAGTCCGGCAATTACGCGGCCAGCATTACCTACGCTGACCGGTTCTTCCTGGAAAACGTCCGGCAGATGAATTTCCGCCGAGCGCTGACGCAGCCGTTCCATCAGGACATGAAGGCCGTCCTGGGCAACGAGGGGCGTACGCAGAGCTCGAACACGTGGCCGTTCATTCTTTGCACCGACCTTTCGAAGGGCAAGGGCGACCAGATCACGATCGACAAGCTGGGCCGCAAGAACGGCGTGCCGATCAAGGGCGACGTCCTGGTTACCGATGCCGCGCAGCAGATGGACTGGCAGCGCGACGCGGTGAAGATCGGCCTGTACAACATGCCGCCGATCAACGCCGGCGGTCTGATGAGCGAACAGCGCTCCGCTCACAACCAGGAAACGGCGCAGATGATCGTCGCTTCCTCGTACATGAGCGACATCGAAGACAACCAGGCCACCATGGCCATCTGCGGAGCCCGCGGCTACGACACGTCGAGCGGTTGGCAATTCCCGGTCGAAAACGATCCGACACTGGCAGGTCTTCTGGACAACCCGATCCTGCCGCCGACGCTGAACCGCTACTACGTCTGCAACAGCACCGGCACGCCGTACGGCCAATCCGGCGTTACCACGTTCCAGGCGATCAGCTCGTCCAACACCATCAGCCTGCAGTGGTTCGACTATTTGTCGACTGCACTGCAGAACAGCTATTACCCCCTGAAGGGGGTGAAGATGTCCGACGAGAAGGCTGGCTACAGCATCGGCTCTGGACAGACACCGATCTACATCGTCGGCGTGACCCTCGAGCAGTACAACACGCTGAAGACGCAGGCCGTCAACACGGGCGACTGGAACACCTTCGTGGCGCTGACCGGCGTCCGTGAAGACTTCATGAAGCACCCGCTGTTCAACGACATGCAGATCGGCCGGTGGCGCAACTGCATTTTCTTCGTGTACGGCCGCCCGGTGACTTTCCCGTCCGGCAGCACGACCACGATGTATACCGACTTGTCGGCTACGACGACCGGCACCGCAACTGTGGCAACCAACGTACGCATCCAGCGCGGATTCGTTCTGGGTGCCGAGGCCGCGGCCATCGCGTTCGGACAGGCCCCGCTGCGTGCCAGCGGACGTATCGCCAAGCGCGGCGGCGACACCACGACCCAGCGCATGCCGTACGCCTGGCATACCGAGGTCAAGGAAGGATCGATTCTGTTCTGCTACGCCAAAATGATGATGGGTATCAAGAAGCTCCGCTTCCCGTACCTGATCAACGGCGTGCAGATCCCATTCGACGCCGGCGTGGCCGTGTTCGACAGCTACCAGGCTGCGAACGGCGACTTCAGCCCGGTGTAACCAAAACCCTGTAGGCAGAGCCAATCCGGCACGAAAAAGGAAACTGAAACATGGCCATTCTCCAAGGTACGTCGCTGCTCAAGCCTGCCTACAACCAGCCCGAAGCTGGCAAGAAGGGATTCCTGCTCAACACCTACACCGGCGGCTTGAACAAGTCGCAGGGCCTGGTCACCAGCGGCACGTTCACCATTGCGGCCGTCAACAGCAACCAGACGGTCACGCTATCGGCGGCGTTCTTCAACAACATCCTGGCGGTCGGAAACCTGGTCGACATCCTCGACGGTTCCAGCCACGAGATCATCGGTCAGGTCGTTTCGACCTCCGGTGTGACCGCGGTGATCAAGACCATCTCGATCGTCCAGGGATCGGCCGGCAACACCATGGCGACGGCCGCGGTTGTCACCCAGGTGGCCAGCGCCGCTTTCACGGCCGCCGCGGTTGGATCAAACAACACGATCGTGATGGCGACGGCTACGCAGGCCTCTCTGTTCGCCCCCGGCGACAGCGCTACTATCACGGACGGCACCACGACCATTGTCGGCACTGTTGCATCGGTTGCCGGAACCACTCTGAACCTGACCACGGTCAGCTTCTCGGCGGGTTCCGCAGGATCGACGGTGGCGCAGTACGCGAAGTTCTCCGCCAGCCCTGGCGACCGCGTCGTCTTCAATCAGGACCCGAGCAACTTCATGCCGGCCGGCGCCGTGCCTCTGAATTCGCAGGTCATCGTTCCGGGGTCAACCGGTTCGCTCGCTTTCTCTGTCGGTTATATGTCGACCGATCAGGACGTCACCACGACCAACGCCACCAACCTGACGTACTTCAACAGTGCGACGGCGATGGCGACCGCGGGTCGGTACAACGAAGCGTCCACGACGGTTCCATACCAGCTTCCCAAGAACGCGTATCCGACGCTGCAAGCCAGCGGCGCCAACGCTCCGAGCGCACAGTACTTCGTGCGCATGGAGTTCGAATATCCGGGGCCGCCGGCCAGCCAGCTGTAATGACAGATCGCCCGGGGCGCGCCATGCGCTCCGGGTCTCTGCGGCAAAGACCGCGCACTCGGACTAGAATCGGATCTCCACTGACTTGAGGTTCCACCATGTCCGAAGCGTACGTTGCGGTGCAGTACATCGGTTGCCTGCCCACCAAGGTCGACAACATCGTCCACGGATCGGGTCTGATCTGGAAGGGGCAATTCTCCAGTCAGCGCATCCGCGAATCGGAGGCGTACAAGTACCTTCGTCACTCTGACGAATTCCGTCTTCTGCACCCACTGTTCCTGGAATCGGATTACGCCGCCTCCCTTTCCAAGGACGATCAACTCAACGCGCTGCAGACCATCTGTTCGAACCTCGAGCTTCATGCTGCAGAAGAGCTCATGCCAGTGCTGCAGGAGCGCATCCGTGACCTCAGAGAGATGTCCGTGCGCGCTCCGCAGTCGACCAGCCCAGACGATCGTCAGCGCTTCCTCGATCGTCGCCTGAAAGTCGCAGATGCGATTGCCAAGCTCGACATCGACGATCCGAACGACTACACCGACACCAAGAAGCCGCGCGTTTCCCGTGTCAAGGAAATCTCAGGTCTGAACGATGTGTCGGCGGCCGAGATCCGCCAAGTGCAGTCCATGAAGGAGGCGGCCGCGCCGGCCGGGTAATCGATGCTGGTTTCGGATGTCCTCAACACGGTTCGCAGCATCCTGAACGACCCAGCGAAAGCGTCCTGGACTGACGCCGACCTGGTCAACTTCCTCAATTCGTTCATGCTGGACCTGTCGGGCATCCGTCGCGACATCTACACGGTAAGAGCAGTCGTCAATCTCGTGGCCGGCAGCTATCAAACGCTGCCGTCAGGGGGCATCCAGTTCCTCGCCCCTTACGTTTCTGCCAACGGGCAGCAGGTGCTGCTGGTCAACATGGCAGACCTCCAGAACGCCAGGTTCAAGGCGTCCATGACCGCGGCGGCGTCGGCAAACCCTCAGTTCGCCATCTACGACCCACGGAACCGTAAGGGGTACCGCGTATATCCAGCCTCGACCGGATCCGCCAGCACGCTGGATATCCTCTACGGAGCAACACCGCCGCCGGTGAGCGCCTTTGGCGACACGTATCCTCTCGACCCCGATACGGTATCGGCAGCTCAGTGGTTCGTTCTCGGGATGGCCTACGACAAGAGCACAGAGCGCCGTAGCGCGCCGGTCTCAGAGGCCTACATCAGGCGTTACTCCGCCTGGGCCAATGCCAACCTGCAGTCAGAGGTTGGTAACCTTCAGGAAGCGCCGTGATGCAGCTCTATTTCCCAGTTTCCAACGTTCTGGAATCAATCCAGAAGACGTTGCGCGATGTCTGGGGTGTTCAGTTCGACCCTTCGACAGAGCTCCTGCCGCACCTGAACGACGCCTGCTCGATGATCGTCAACAAGGACGATCAGGCGCTGGTCAAGAACATTGCGTTCCGCCTGGAGCCGTTCACGATCGACCGCGACACCGGCATCGTCACCGCAGGCACTCTTTACGCTCAGGGCAACACGATCACTCTGGCCGGCGGCACCTTCACCCAGGCTGCCATCCTGCAGGTCTCTGGTGTCAACGAGACGACTGGCGCCGTCAACATGGTGGCCATCCAGAACTACGGCTCCTACACAGCCTATCCGAGCAACCCGGTTTCACAGGGTTCGACGTCTGGATCTGGGACTGGGGCAACGTTCAGTCTGACGAAGCTGGGTCCAAAGCAAGAGCTTCCTCCGGACGCCGCCTCCCTCATCGACATCGCCGGGAACCTCGGCGTCGACGGTCAGACCCAGGGCGGGATCATCACCAAGGTCCCGAAGGACATCATGGATGCAGTAAGGCCTGGATGGCGTCAGGACATCTGCGGCGTCAGTGGACAGCCGACACAGCCGATTCATTACGTGTTCGACGAGCGCGACGCCAAGCGCTTCTACCTGTGGCCGTACGTCAACGTCATGTCGAGCCCGTGGTATGTCGAGATGAAGTATCGGGCGGTACCGAACAACGTTGGTATCGATGACGCATTCCCTCTGCCAGCACTCTACGAGCCGGTGGCCAAGTTCTACACCATCGCCCACGCCATGATGCGCCTTGACGAGGACGACAAGCGCTGGGCGAAGTGTCAGACACTCATTCCCATGTTCATGAAGGAGTTCAATGACGCGCTAGTTTCTACGAACCTGTCGATTAAGATGACGGTACCAGATGATCGGCCGAACTCGAGATAAGTATGAGCACTGTTCCATTCAGCAACCTGTACAGCTACATCCGCAAGGAGTGCATGAAGGCGCCACAGCCGCTGATGGATGTCTGCATACTGGATGCTGCCCGTGAGTTCTGTCGACGCAGCTGGTACCGGCAGCAGTCGATTCCTGCCAATGTCGCCATCGGCAAAGCCTGGAACCTGATCACCCCTCCGAACACGGATGAAGAAGTAATCCGGTTCACCAACCTGCAGTACAACGGGCAGACATTTCCTCTGCCACTGTGCCCAGTTGTTCAGTCAGATGTCGACGGCGTATCGAACCCATGCCAGCCTGGGTGGTACTACGAGCCGCCGAATTGGCTTGTGGTGCTTCCAGCGCCGACCTCCTCACTTCCGGCCGGATACTATGTCCGCGCAGTCCTGCAGCCAACGTCAACAGCAACCACGCTCGATTACACCCTGGTTCAGCAGTACGACCGCGCCATCGCACACGGGGCGCTCAAGCTGATCTTCAGTACCAACGATTGTGAGTGGACCGACCCGAAGAAAGCCGAGAGGTCGAAGTTCGAGTTCGAAGAGGGCATCCAACAGGCGGCCGCGGCGCGCCAGACCAACTTCCTGCCACGCAATCTGCTCACTGCTGTTCCGAGGTTCTGATGGCCGACCTACAGCCGCCCCCAGTACCCACTGGATACGTACATCTGCCGCCGGCGGATCCACCGGTTGCCACCGTCGATAGTGTCGACTGCAACAAGGTCAATCTGACGTGGACACCGATTCAGTTGGCCACCGGGTACGGCGTTTACATGGGGACTGCAGCAGGACAGGAATCACTGACCCCGGTAGCTACACCTACCACAAACGAGGCCTCGATCACTGGCCTGACCAATGGAGCGACGTACTACTTCACCATCGCGGCAAACATTCCGAGTTCCGGTTACGGACAGATGTCGAATGAGGTCTCGGCGGTCCCTGACTGCCCATCACCACCACCTCCGCCGCCTCCTCCACCTCCGCCTCCGCCGCCTCCGCCATTGCTTTCTGGATTGAGCTGGCAGCTGCCATGCCTGTCGCCGCCGGTCGGCAATGTGTGTCCGTGTCCGGATGAGGTCACGAATACCGCTTTCATGACAGGCGATCCGGGTGGCTACCAGATCACCTTCCGTTTCCGCGGAATCGTCGAGACCAACACCTACACCGGTGGTGTCAACGAAGGAACTTATTGGCAGATCGAAGGGACGCCTGGTTCGGAAAATGTCAACTACTACAGGTTCTCAATCTCGGATCCACCGCAGGATTACTTCATCAATCGCGCCGACAGCGTTGAGCCCACTCAGGTCATCGACTACGAAAAGGTTTTGACCGTCAACCATGGCGCCACGCTGACGTTGTATGCGAACTCTCTTGATGGACAGGAAACCGGAAACGACACCAATCTCACTGTGTCGGATGATCAGCCTGGATATCCGATCGTTGTCGGCCAACCTTTCAGCGGTCAATTCGCTCAGGTCGATGCCATCAGTATCATCCCGTTGCCGGCGCCAACTACGAACTTCAATCCATCGAATCATGCATCCGAGTGGGCGCTCACCAACGGAAATGCGACAGCAACATTGTCGTCATCGCCTGGCGGATACCGAAGCGCTTTCGGTCTTGGCGCAAAGAGCACTGGCAAGTGGCAGGTGCAGTTCTACGTCGCCTCGGTAGGAACCAGTGGTGGCATCGGCATCGGACTTCCGAGTATCTCAACCAGTGATGCGTTCGCGCTCTCTCCAGGAGGTTTCGCCAATGCTTGGAACGGCTTCCTCGTCAAGGAAGGCACCGTAGTATCCGGTGGACTTGGCTACGTCACCGGTAAATACGTGAATCTGTATTTCGATGCAGATGCCGGGAATTTGTGGATAGAGGTCAACGGCATCATGGCCGGCGGCGGCAATCCATTCCTCGGAACATCTCCAACGATCTCCGGCATTCCGCCAGGCGCTTATGTGCCAGCAGTTTATGGACAGACGTCTGGTGACTCTTATGTGATTCAGCAGCCGAACTATTTGCTCAGCAGCTTCTCTCAGTGGACAAGCGTATGAAGTACAGCATCTCCAACTTCAAAGGGATGCTGCCGATCATCGGCAACACCAAGCTACCGTTCGAATATGCCACCACTGCCATCAACACCAAGTTGGTATCAGGCGATATCGAAGGGTACCTGGACATCGGTAACCCATTCACTCTTGCCAAGACGGCACCGATCATCTCACTCGGCAAGGCGGCAAACGGAAGCTGGCTGCAATTCAATCAGTCCGAGCTGGCGAGCTTCGCTGCTACTATCAACGTCATCCCAGGGACCATCCCTGGCGATATCACCGGTCGACGCTATATCACCGGGTACAACGCTCACAACAGCGTTCCTCAGTGGACCAACACCTTCTACGCCACAGACCCATCTCAACGCGGATCAGCAGCGGTAGGTGCATTTCCCTATGTGACGTTTCCACTCGGAATTGCCGATCCGACTGTTGATCCAGCAGCAACAGCGCCTGCTGCGAGCGGGACTGCAACAACCTTCAACTTCTCTCAGGAGACCAGCGTCAACAACGCAGTGATCGGAGCAGCCGGCACTGCGTATAGGGTTGGAGACAAGCCGTACCTGGTTGGCGGAACCTATGCTCCTGGGTTCTCTCAAGGTCAGGCCGCAGCTCAAATTCAAGTGACGTCGATCGATTCAAACGGTGGCATCACTGGGATGATCTTGCTCAACCCAGGCAACTACCAGATCAATGCTGGACCAGGCAGTACGACGATCAATCAGGTTGGCCTGACCCTGCCGGCCGCCAGCATCACCGTAACGTCAGCAGCATCCGCGCCGACATCAGGATCTTTCACGGTGATGTCGAGTGCAGGGGAGCAGACGGTCAATTACACGGGGAAGTCCAGCAACACCTTCACCGGGTGCACGGGCGGTACTGGAAGCGTCACCAACGGCGCTGCGGTTCAACCCAACAATGCAACTGCTTCTCTGACCGGAGGTTCAGGCAGCGGTGCAACGGTGACCGTTCTTTGCCAGTTGAACAACTTCAACGGCTTCGGCACTTACACGGTCAACAACGGTGCCGGCTACCAGATTCAGTGGGGAATCGTAAACAACCAGTGGTGGTCAGAGGCGAGCCAGGGAGACCTGACAGTCGCCTATTCGAACAGTGCATTCGGATTCAAGACTTGCCAGACCTTTACCATCCAAGCAGACATGACGGATTCGACCGCCCTCTCAGGCGGCGATCGGTCCGACCTCGTGCTGTACCTGCCCGGAACTTACGGTGGCCAGAATTCGATCGCTGGCCCTGCCGTCATCATCAGTGACGTCGATGGTACATTCACCCTGCAAAGCACCATCATTGGCACCAATGGCGGCGCTGTGGCAGGCACTATCGTCAACCAACGAACTGGGCTGACACTGACTCCAAACAGCCAGTATCGAGTGTTGGTTACCGCGACGTCACAGAATGCGGCGACGGTCCCTGGATTCAGCGTCATCGCAACTCTGGCTCTGGCATCTTCTCCGAGCTCAATCATCGCTACGGTGTCGGGATTCGTTCCGTACTCAGGTGAGATATTCGGTGTCGGCCTGAATGTTCGTGATGCTCATAACAACGGCCACGACGCCCTGTTTGAAAACATCTTCGTGCAGGTAAGCCAGCCGGCCAACGAGCTGACGGTTGAATCCACGAACTACGTTTACACCTACGTCCAGAACATCCCGTTCGATCCTCTGATCCAGGAATCAGGACCGAGCGACCCAAGCGCCACGATAGACATCGACATCGATTCTTCGACAAACCCTCCGACGCGCTCGCCGGCGACGATCGTCATTCAGCCGTGCCCAGCCAACGAGTACATCGCCTACTACTACCTGTACCGTCTGGTTGCTGACCTGGCAGGAAATGAAACCTACACTCGAGTGACGACACTCGCGGCATTCGGTATGACCAGTGTCACGGGTTCATTCTCGATAGGGGAAAAGGTAACCGGCGGCACCACAGGGGCAACCGCGACTGTATTGGGATACAGCTCCAGCATCCTGACGCTTTCCGATGTGAGCGGTATTTTCCTGCAGGGCGAAACCATCACCGGTGGTACCAGCGCGGCGCACGGCACCTATTCATCGTCTCAGCTGTCGGCGGTGACCATGACCTACGTCGACACCAAGCAAGACAGCCAGATCGGTCCGGCGGTGTTGATCTCCCAGAACTGGGCGCCCCCGCCGGCGAACATGCAGGGAATCATCGCCGGTCCTAACGGTGTGATGTACGGATACGCTGGGAACATCTTGTGCGCATCAGAGCCGAATTACCCTCACGCGTGGCCGGTTGGAAATCAGTACGCCACCGATACGGCAATCACATCAACGACGCCGATCGATACCAGCAACCTGGTCACTACGCAGTCCTACCCCTACACGGTATGGGGTACTGATCCATCGGCCTTGTCGATGTCCAAGGAGGTCAGTATCCAAGGCTGTGTGGCGACCCGCGGCACGATCACGCACAAGCTTCTCGGCGTCGTCTACCCGTCTGGAAATGGATGGTCATTCTACAAAGGTCCTAGCAAGCTCGATCTGGTTCGAATCACTGAACTCGACAGGCCGCCGTTCAGCTACGAACAGTGGCAGACGCTCACACCGTCATCGATCATCGCCGTGTTGCACGACGACTACCTGTTTTGGTTCTACAACAACGGGACCACGAAGAGCGGGTTCGTCCTGGATCTCACTCCGAATGGGTTCGGGATGATCCAGCTGGACTTCCACTGCACATGCATGTACGTCGACCCATCGACCGACACCCTGTATCTGGTCCCTGACTTCTCGGTTTACCCAATCAACGGCAGCGTGGTTTCCACCGCCCTCAATGTCGTGAGCCAATGGGAAGGAGCGGCCACCTACCGCCCGCGCAGCTGGGAGAGAGACGACATCCTGTACAAGCGCCCCGTCGCGTTCCAGCGGGGACGCGTACAGAGCAAAGGGTCAGGGACCATCAACCTCAACGCCTTCAGCGGGCAGGGCACCGCCTACAACGCTGCTGTATCGCAGCAGACTGCATTTGCTGTGGCGCCGCAGACTGATTTCAGGTGGAATGCAGGCCTATCAATGACAGGGGCTGTTGCGATCAACACGCTGGACCTCACCGAGACGATTGAGGAGATGGTCGAATAGCCGGTGGTATGATGCAAACCGATTTCGGAGAAAGACCATGTCGACAGGGTTTGTTCAAACGGGGCCCACCCAGCAGATCACCACTCTGGGGGTGAACACGTGGCCTGCTGCCAGGCAGTTCAGCACCTACTGCGGGGCTGTACGCGTCTACAACAGTGGGTCCAACGAGGCGGCTGTTGTGGTCTCCAGCAACCTTCCTGACGCCACGTCTCCGGCCTCCCTGAGCGATACGGTGCCGTCCAATGTCATCAGCCTGGCGGCCAACACCGAAAGGGTTCTTGGACCATTCTCTGGTCCGGTGTATTTCAACGCCGCAGGAACCGCAGGTAACAAGGTCCAGTTCACCCCTGGATCAGGTGGCCTCTAATGTTCACGGTGGTCGACATCGATTCCGTATGGCATCTAGTCGAGCCGACCGCGGGCAAGCTTCTCAAGAGACCACGGGTTATTCGGAACGCCTGCAGGAAAGGCGAAGCTGTCTGTCTGCAGTGTGAGGACGGAGTGGTGGTGATTACCGTCGATATCGAGCCTGTGAACCACACACGTGAATTGCGGGTGTGGTGGGCTGGTGTTACCCGCCAAGCGTCAGGGTGCTTCGAAAAGTACCTCCCTCACGTTTTGAAGATCGCATCCGACCTCAAGTGCAGCGCCATTGCTTTTGGAAGTAACCGCCGCGGCTGGACCCGGAAGGCTATGAGGTTTGGATTCATCATCCGCAGTGACAATGGCGCGATAGTCGAATTTGCTAGGTCTATTCCATGACCCCAGGATCACCCACATCTCCGGCCGATGTCATGCAGCGCGACTTCGCGCGTCAGGAGCTGATGAACTATTCCAAGACTCAATTGCCAGCGCTTGGATACGAGATCAGAAGTCTCGAGAAGCAGCCTGGCATTGAGGAAATGGCTGCAGGAGCGGGTGCGCAATCAGGTAGAAATGCTATTGCGCAGTCGATCGAGAAGTCTTCACAAGACCTCAACGCTCGAGGCGTAATGCCTGGATCTGGGTCTTCAGTGATGAGCCGTGCAGGCATCCTAACCAAGGGACTTGGTATGGCTGGCGCAAACGCTGCTGCCGCTCGCACGGATGCACAGCAAGGTGGCTATGCGAAAGAGGCTGGCATTGTTCAGCAGGGGACCCAGATGCTGGACAAGATTCACAAGGGTCTTACAACTGCTGGGGCTACCGCTTCAGACATCGACAAGGCCAACCGAGAGTCCAATGACGCCATGCATCAGCAAACCATGGCGCTCACTACAGCGGCATTGATGGCGTTGCTGTGAGGTGATCCATGTCCTACTTCCCAATGTTCCCAACCTTTCTGGAGAGTGGAGACGCAAGCCGGGCTCCATTCTGGGCAGACCCTGCAGGCTATCTTCTGAGGCACCAAAGCGCGCCGGCGATGATGGACCCGATCGGTGGCATCTCTGAAGCTGACTTCGGCTACCTTCAGCAGAACGTATTCCCGATCCAGGAAAAGCTTCTTCGTCAGGCTCTCGACCCGAACACGGTGAAAACCGCGGTCAAGCAGGCCGAAACGGATGTCGCCGATCAGTACGCCAAGGCGCCGGCCGAGTTTCAAACATCGCTTGCCTCACAGGGCGTGGTCGCTAGCGACTCTCAGAAACAGGCTTTCAACAAGCAGATGGCACTCAACCAAGGAATCGCTACCGCGGCGGCGGCCAATCGCACACGGCAGGCTGTCACAGCTCAGCAAGCAGGTATCCTCAAGGGATACAGTCAGCCTTAGGAGTCACCATGGCGCGCGTACCTGGAATCATGCAGCTGTCATCTGAGCAGGGGGACCTGTCTCAGAATTTCTACGACATCCTGGCTCAACAAAGGGCTGAGAAAGAAGTCGGAGACATCCAGTCAAAGGAAAAGAGCCGGAGCGCGCTGATGGAAGTCGGCGGTCGCGCTGTCTCTGCGGGAATCAAGACTGGCAAGGACTACCATGCTTACAGACAGGCCAAGGATACTGGCAAGGACGTCTCTAACCTTCCTGGAGTGAATGAACAGGGCGAATTCAGCATCCCCAAGGATTTCGCCTACAACATGTTCAAGCCATGGGAGAGGTACCCCAATATCCGCCGTGCACTGCACGGTGATCCAGCCATGTCGGGATCCCCACAAGTTCAACAGGGTATGGTGAGCGGAATCGACCATTACACTGCGCCGGTCGCTGGATCGATGATCAACGGCATGTTGCGAGGACAGTCCGTTTACGCAGAAGGTGTTGAGTAATGGCAAGTCTTATCGAGGCAGGACTGCGAGGGTTTGAGGCTGGACAGGCCAGCGAGGCGCAGGCTGCCCAGATGGCGATGGATCAGCGTCGCATCGACCTTGCTCAGAAGCGCGAAGAGGCTGAGCTCACGCGGCAGAGCAACCTCGATAAGCTGTCCGTGTTGAATGAACGCGCGACGTCTTTGGCAGCACAGGCACGCCCGCATCTGGCCTACATGAACACCCCGCCTGTCGATCCTCAGAAGGACCCCGAGGGTTACCAGAAGTGGCTGGACAGCGATGAATTCAAGATGCACCACAAGTCAGCTGAAGACATTGACTCACAGGTCGGTGACTTGTATCAGCAGAAGACCAAGGTGCAGGACAGCATCATCGGAGCGCACACACAGAGTGTGCACGACCAGGCCAAGCTGGATATGGCAGAGGTCATGAGCGGATCGAAGTCCATCACTGACCTTCCTCCGGAACGTGTTGCCGACATTTTCGCGGTCAAGTCGAAAATGGATCCATCGATGTTCGTCGCCAACGATAAGACAGGGGCGATGCCGATCGATCACGTCAACAATCTAATCCAGGAAGGCATCCAGACCGGAAACTGGCAGGGCAAGAATGATGCTGTGGCCGCTCTCGTCCCAGAGCTGCATATGGCGATCAATCACCCAATGGCCGGAGGAACTGTCACCGGTGTTTCTGTGTACGACGTGCACATGAATCCGAACGACAAGAATCTGCACTTCCAGCCGGTGTATCAGGTCCACATGCCTGATGGCTCCACCAAGATGGTCAAGGGCAAGGACCGCGACGAAAGTATGCCGGTCTCCCTCGAGCAAATCGGCAAGCGGGCAACCCTCCTTCAACAGGTCGCCAACCTGGCCAAGCATCCCGACCTTCAGTCGAAGATCAAGCAGTCGTTCGACGAGCAGACGACCGCGTTTCACCGTCTCAACAACGACCTTCTGGCAGCCGGCGTGCCGCAGCACGAATTGCTGCCGGCTCCGTACACCCCGAAAGAAATACCGCGTGGAGGAAAGCTGGCATTCCTGGATGCCGCCAACCGCCCGGTGATGGGAGCGGACGGCAAGCCTCTCACAATCGAAGGAAACCCTGTTACGTCGACTGCCGAGCAGCGCGAGGTAATCGCCGACGAACTGCAGAAACAGGATCCCAACCTGTCGCGCGAGGAGGCCATACAGCGCGCCTCGTTGGCCGTTCGGCCGATCCAGTACCACGGCGGCCTGGTGACTTCAGACTCGACCATGCAGGCGCCAGCAGGCCGCGGAGCAGGGGCGCAGAAGTACACGGCGGCCGACAAGACCGAGTACGAGAACAACCTCAAGCAGGCTGTCGCCGATCGCTTCGGTGCTGATCTGTCCGACCTTGACCCCAAGGAAGATCCGATCAACCGGCTTCCGAAGGAGCAGCAGGCCGAGGCGCGGCACATGTTTAACGGCGCGCGGATCAAGATGCGCAACGATATGCGCAACGGCAAGGAAGTCGACCCGGAAGGTTACCTGCCGAAGAAGGAAGAGAAGAAGACAGCACCGTCTATGCAGGGGCCAGTTAAGCCAAAAGGTACCGTTTGGACCAGTGGAGATGGTAAAACCAAGCGCATTTCCTTGGGTAACGGCCAATGGCAGACACAGCAGTAAACTGGGACGAAGGCTCTTTTCACGACCCCTCACAGTGGGAAGGCGGGTCTTTCTCCGACGAGAACAAGGCGCCTGGTGCCGGAGAGGCTGCACGCGAAGCCGTACAGACGATGAAGCACGCCGCCAAGTCGGTCGTCGACACCGACATCGAGCTTGGCAAGGCAGCGCTTCGAGGTGAGCTCCCAGGGGTTGCGGCGCGCGCAGCTGGATCATTCGTCGAGAACATCGCAAGTCTTGCCGCAGCTGTTCCTCTGGCGGCGGCTGAGACGGCTGCTACCGGCGGTGACTTCGCACAGAACGTTCGCGAAGCCCCAGGCGAGATCATGTCTCACCTTCCGGACCTCACAGAGAAGAGTCCGGTAGCTGAAAAGGTAGTTGAAACCGCCGGAGAAGTCGGGAACCTTCCTGGACAACTGGTTGGTGACATTGCCTATGACTTGACTGGGAAGCCGATTGCCGGAGCCGCTGGTCAGGTGGTTGGCAACCTGATCGCCCCTGGCGGTGGAAAGGCCAAGGCTCAAGCGGCCGCTAAGGCTACGGAGCGCGCCGTTGCAGATGCCGCGGCCGCCAAGATGAAGACGGTCACCGACACGGTAGGCGCCGTAAGCAGGGCTGCCAATGCCAACGATCAGCTCGGTGCTGCTCTGCAAAATCATGCGGTTGCACATGCCACTGAGAAAGGCATACAGCCGAATATCACCGACCACATCGATGCCGCTGTTGACGCCATTTCAGATGCCGATCACCAGAATCTCAGTGCGCGTTACAAGGCGCTTCGACAGACCGGTCTATCCGAGGGAGAGGTCAAAGCCGCACTGAAGCAGCATCTGCGCGATACCGCCTCTCGGGTTGCCCCTGAAGCCAAACCGGTGGATCAGGCTGCATCCTCTGTTCGTGAAGCGTTCGGAACCTCTGAGCCACCGAAGGAAGAAGCGCCGTCAACGGCTCAGTTCGGCGACGATCTAGCCAAGCAGCGGTCCGGTCTGATGCCGGGCCCCACAGAGGCCCAAGCAGCGCGCATGGCTGATCTGGATCAACAGATCGCTGCCGAGCAGAACAAGTACGTCAAAGGCGTCCTCACTCGTGAGCGCAAGACCATCCAGGACGTCGTGGACCGCCGGGATGCATCGCTGCGCCTGCATCAGATGGCGATCGACGCTCTGAAGGGCGGAGATCGGGAACTCCACGATCGAATGATGGCGGAGTCTCAGAAGCTGTCCGGAGAGGATGGCAAGACCTCCACACCTGAGGTTGGAGAGTCTGAACATATCGACGTTGAAAGCCCGGACGTCAAAGACGTCGCGAGCAAGCCTGAACCTGTGTCACCGTCCATTGCAGCAGCGCGCAAGGAAGTTCAGGACCTGCGCCAGGCGCCGAGCACCGAAGGTCTCCAAGTCGGGGAGGCCGAAGACATCACGCTCGAGACGCCGAAGCCGATGGAGGCCCTGCCGGCTCCGGCAAAGCCAGTGACTTCCGGAGCACAAGCCGCAGGCAGCTCAACCGAGCTCGACGCTGCTATGCGAGACGCCACGCCAAATGAGCGTGCACGCATGCTTGGGTATCCTGGAGATCACCCGGAAGAAGCACCGCCCAATACCGTTGTCGATCGCGCTGTCGGCCTGGCAGGCGGTAAATCAAAGGATGGTTCTACCACCTACATCTCCAGGAAGATTCCTCAGTATCTAGAGGTTACCAACCGCGCCGGCGAACCTGTCGTAGTCCCTGTGTGGAAGGAAATCGCCGCGCACGAGGGAAAGGAATTCCCGAAGATCGAGCAGCTCGGTTACGACTCCGCTCACGACAATCATGGCAACGCGGCAACCTCCAGCTTTCTGGAAAAGTACGACGTCGACCCGCGCGCGTATCAAAACGCTCTACGCCCCTATATTCACGATGCCGAGCTCGATGCCATCCGCCATCCGGATGCCGTCCCGCAGGATCTCGACCACAGACCCTATGCCAAGGGTTTCGCCTATAGCCCGGCAGAGCATCTGTTGGGCGAGAAACACCCATGGAACCGGATGCACGCAGGCAATCGCCGCGTTGCCGATCGCCAAGCGGCTCGCGATGCGCGCCTGAAAGAATTGGAGGCTGAACATGCAAACCGAGACTCCGCCAAGCCAGCCGCAGACTCAGTATCGAGCGGGGATCAAGTACGCTCCGAAGAAGCGAAAGCCGGGGATCAAGAAAAAGTAGGAGCCTCCAATGCCAGCCCAGTACGAAGCGATCAGGGACAAGTTCATCAAGGAAGGGATTCCGGAGGCCGAGGCGAAGACGCGCGCGGCAAAGATATTCAACGCACACCGAAAGCCCGGAGTGGCACCGGTGACAGGACCGGAGAAGCGTCCCGGGATACACGTACCCAAGAGGTGATCAGCGATGAAAAACGAACCAACCAAGAAGGCGCCAAAGGTGCCGATGGTGGACAAGAAGGGCAGCGGAGTTCAGCAGCCAAAGCCACAGAAGCCGCAGCTGGTGAACGGCGGCCGTCCGGGGATACTGGTCCCGGTGAAGCGGTAAGCCATGCCGACAAGAACGCGGGCGAACGCCAAGGCGTCGGAGATCAGGGCAGCCAGGCAGAAGAAGCAGCAGCCGGCGAGCGTGCTTCTGGAGCAGGCGAAGCAGCGGACGAAGGAAGCGCTGGAGCGGGGGAAGCAGGAGACTCAGTAGAGTTCAACCGTGGTGATCATGTTCGCCGCGGCATGCTTCCAAAGACTGTTCAGCAGATCGCAGAACACGTTACGCGCAACTGGCACAACGCGCCAAAGATCAACATCATCGGATCGATGGATGAGGCGCACCCGTCTGTGCTGAAGGAATATCGCCGGCAGCAAGCTGGCGGAGCGCGCGGTGCTCCTGTTGCATGGCATCACAACGGCACCATTACGCTCAACGCATCTGCCCTGCGCGATACCCGCCATGTCCTGGAAAACATATTCCACGAAACCGTAGGTCACTACGGCGTGCAAGGAGCATTCGGCGATCGTCTTGGACCGATGCTCGATCATGTTGTGAAGAACAACGAAGCGGACGTTCGCGCAAAGGCAGCGTCTTACGGACTGGATTGGAACAAGCTATCGGACCGCAGGAAAGCGGCCGAGGAGGTTCTCGCACGCCTGGCGGAGCAGAACCCCAAGCTTCCTGTTGTCCGCCGTGCGCTGGCCGCAATCAGGAGCTGGCTGCGCGATCACATCCCGCAGCTCAAGGGGATGTCGTTCACTGACGACGAGTTGGTTCATCATTTCCTGGCACCGGCGAAGCGCTTTGTCGAGCGCGGTCTCGATATGGCGCATGACGGCGAGACCGCCGGCGCTCCGAATGCAGCTCTGGATCCGGCGGCGAACTCACCAGCGTTCGCCCGTGGCGGCCTGGTAGCGCCACCTCCAGAGGCACGAGACATCACCTGGAACATGTTTCGCGAGCGTCTGGCCAAAGTGGCCCGCTACACCGAGACGGCTGATGCCAAGCTTGAGCCTGCGCGTAAGTTGATCGACACCATGATCGGTAAGGATTACCAGAAGGTGAAGGATGCCTATCACGAGTATGAGACCACGGGACGAACCACCACGCTTCCGGAACTCAACCCGGTATTCCAAGAGATCAAGCGCACCGGTGATGCAATTCACGCGGCGATCGTGGCCACCGGCAAACCGCTCGGGTACATCCAAAACCACCTAGTCCACGCCTACAAGGACCCGAAAAAGGCAGAGCAGTGGTTCTCAGACTACTTCCGCAAGAACCCTCTCACCAAGGCTGGCTTCACAAAGGAGCGCTACTACGACACCTTGCGCGACGCTGAGGCCGCCGGCCTCGAGCCGTTGAGCAAGAACATCATCGACACCCAGATGATGCGCTGGGCGCAGATGAAGCAGTACGAGCAGATGCATGCTCACCGAGCCGACCTGGAAGCGCGCGGCTGGCTGCAGTCGAACCCGTCAGGAGCCTTCGGAACGCCGACTGGGTGGGCAAAGGTCAACGACCCACTGTTCCAGGACTACCTGGTTCCGGAAGGCGTTGCCAGGGATCTGAACAACTACCTCAATCCAGGCATCGATCGCGAAACGTGGTGGAAGACCTACCGCGGCATCCAAGGCGGCGTGACGTCAGTCAACCTCGGGCTTTCCGCCTTCCATCCTCTGGCGACAACCTTCGACCTCGTCAGCTCTCGCCTGCAATCGACTTTCGAACGCCTGGCGCGCGGACAATTCGATCTTGCCGCCAAGGAAGTCGTCCATCTCCCTGGTGATCTGGTGAGCGCCTTCACGGCCGCCGCCGGCAAAGGCCGTGGTCACGAATTGCAGTCTGTGTGGCGCGGACTGGTGCAGGGAGACCCTGTGACACAGCTCATTGCCAACATGGCTGAGAAGGGCGGCGCGCGCGGCCAGATGATGCCAACGAGTGACGGGATTGCCTGGACCCAGATGCAGCGCAAGTGGCGCCAGAGAGACTTGCTTGCGGCCGGCGGCCAAGGCCTGAAGGCGTTGATGGAAAACACAGGCCCTGTCATTCACCACCAGATCGTTCCGGCGCAGAAATGGATCGCCAAGGACATCCTGATCCGCCTTGAGCTCGACAAGCGCGCCAAGGCTCTTGGCGTGAAGCCTGGTGATTACCAGGCCATCGGCAGCCTGATGAGTGACGACGCCACCAGACAGATCATGGCTCGAGCTGTGGACGCTGTGGACGACCGCTTGGGCCAGTACACGTACGTGAATCGCCGCATCAACAAAATGGTGCTGACAGGCCTGCAGGCTGGCCTACGGTCGCCAGGCTGGTTCATGGGTGGTGTGAATACGATGCTGGGTCCGGTCATGGACCTGCGGAGACTGGCCGACCCTGAGAAGCTGGTAGCGCCTCTGGATAAGGCCGGCAACATCACGAACGCCAATATGGGACGCCTGACAAGCCGTGTCGGTTACCTGGCCACCATGATGTCCGCGTACGCCATGCTCAACGGCGGCATCAACTACGAGCTCGGGCAGAGTCATCCGGAGCACGGCGGTATCAAGGACTGGCGCGACTACTTCTCTATCAGATTCCCGGATGGGCACCGGTTCATCCCGGCCAGCTACGCAAAGGAATTCTTCGAACTGACGCGTGCACCGCTGCACCGTGTCGAGTCCGCGGCTTCACCGGTGATCCACATCGCATCTCAGGGACTCGGTGCCATCATGGCCGCCATGGGTACCGACACGCCGCTGAATCGTGACTACTTCGGGAACATGAACATCGACCCCGATGCCGACCACGAAAAGCAGTTCGAACAGCTGGTGAAGTGGGCTGGCAAGCAGGTGACCCCGTTCGCTCTCTCTGGAAGCGGTCAGATCGTTGACGGCACGCCGACAGAGAAGCTGCTCCCCTATCTAGGGTTCCCGACCGCTCCCAAGGCGCTGACGAACACCGCCTTTCAGGAGTTCGTCGAGAATCGGTACTACGCGCACAAGTCGGCCGGCAATCTTCCGCCAGAGCAGGCCGAGCGCAAGCACGCCATCAGCGACGCCATCAAGATGTACAAGGTCAACCCGGACACGGACCTGTCCAGCTTTACCGCCAAGGAGCGCGAGCAGATCAAGCGCTACGCCAAAGGAGATGTCGAGTCCTACCGGTTCAGTCAATTGACGCTCAGGCAGCAGCTGCAGGCCTGGGACAAGGCATCAGACGAGGAGAAGGAAAAGCTCCAGCTGCGCAAGTTGATCCAACACAAGTACCTGTCCAAGGCCGGGCAGGAAGAGATCAGGTCAATGGATGCCGATAACGCACGGAAGGTGCGAGAGCAGATACGAGCGACACGCCAATGAGCAATTCGAATCCGTACGCCGATCTCCAGATTCAGGACAACCCTGCTGCAGCGCATACGAACCTGAAAAACATCGTCACCCGCTGGAATCTCCTGATGAGGCATCTGGGTACGAATGTGGCCACCAAGCAGCAGATATCCACTGCCAGCACGGATGTGTCTGGTCTTGCCGCCCGTGTGGCAGTTCTTGAAACTGAGGTGTCGGCATTGGAAGCTACGTCAACTCAACGAACCTTCGCCTTCTTCTCAGGATGATTACTCTCGGTCCATCTCAGCTTCTTGCTGCATCCGCGTCGGTCGGATCATCCGTTACGTGCACGGTATTCGGAGACCAACTTCAGACAGCCTCCGATAACTTCAAGGCGATCTACCAGGGCCAGCTGATCACTTCAGCGACGCAGCTGTTCTCCAACAACAGCTCTCAGCAGGCCCTCATCAAAGCCATTCATCTGGCCAACACCAGCGCTTCGAATGTCACTGTGAAGTTCTACACGGGCGGCACCGCGGTTTCGAATCAGATCGTCTCCATGCTGATTCCTGCCGGCGGCAGCGCCACGTACGAAAGTGGCCAAGGCTGGTCTGTTTATGACGCCAATGGCGTCGTCCAGGTCGGCCAGGCCACGGTTACCTACAACTTAGTCCTGTCCCAGGCGAGTGCCTCATCCCTGACGCCGAATGTCGATCAGTACTCGATGTATGCGTTCACTGCTCTGGCGGCTGGCCTGACGATCAATGCCCCCACTGGAACGCTCACTGATGGTCGACAGCTGGAGTTCAGGATTTACGACAACGGCACCACCCGTGCCTTGACATGGAATGCAATCTTCAAGGCTGGGGTTTACGCGTTGCCGGCCGCCACAGTCGTCGGTCAGATCCTGTATGTGCAAGTGCAATACGATTCCAATCGTGCCGTATGGGATGTGATCAACGTCACCAGCGGTGATGTGCTTGCACCCAAGATCATCGCCTCAGGCAGTGCCATTCTGGTGGCTGGTACGAAGGCTGTTGCCTTTGCTTCAATACTTGGTACCGACCAGGTTCAGATTACGGTGGCAACACCCGGCGGCGCACAAGGTTTCTTGTCGGCTCCGGTTACAGCTGGCGTCGGATTCACCATCAACAGCACCTCAGCTACCGAGACCTCAACGGTGTTCTGGTCGATTATCCGTTAACGTGCGTACAATGAGATGCGCACAAAGTGATTTGGAGAACAAGTATGCGTAAGTTCGTGATGCTGATGGCAGCTCTTGTGAGTGGCATTGCGCTTGCGCAATCACCAACCCAAATGCCGCTGCGACAGGGTATTCCTCAGCTGGTACAGCAACCTCAGTCCGATACCCAGATCCTCTTTCTGGACAGCACGGACGGCCTGCTGAAGCTCAAGAGCTATACAGGCGCTCTTACCACCATCGGCTCCGGAGCTGCTGGCGGCAGCAATGGTCAGCCGCAGTACAACCTCAATGGCGCATTTGCTGGCTTCACATTCGGAGGGGACTGCACTTTCGCGGTTCCGAACCTTACCTGCACGAAGACCGGCGGCGTCTCATTTGCAACGTCGGCAACCGTTGATACAACCAATGCGAACAACATCACGGCAGGCACTCTCGCTGCTGCCCGCGGTGGCGCCGGCACTGTCAATGGATTGATGAAGGCCAATGGCTCTGGCGTGGTGGCAGCGGTCACCATCGGCTCTGGCCTGAGTTATGACGGAACGACTCTGTCATCGACAGGCAGTGGCGGTACAGTTACTACAGTCTCGTCAGGTAATCTGAGTGGCCTATTCACGGTTGGTGTGGACACACCAACCTCTACTCCGGCCTTTACTTTCACGCCGGCTTCTGTCACTGCAAATTTCATTCTGGCTGGCCCATGCGGTGGTGGCCCTGCCGCATGGACTCTGCGCGCCGTCTGCGCTTCAGATATTCCTGTGTTGCCGGATACCCAGATATCGTCCAGCTCAGTACCTGGTCAGAGCTACGTCAGCGGCGCACTGACCGACCTGCAGACCTACGCAGCCCGCATCAACGTCGCCAACACCTGGACAGCGTCGCAGCAGATCAATGCCGCGCTGGGTCTTGGTGTCGCCCCTGCCACTGGCGCCGCTCTTGAGATCGGCGGCAGTCGCTCATCGGCTGCATGGACGACCAATGGCCTGTTGATTCGCCAGGATGCCGCGACTCTCACCGACACCTCGTCTAGCGGCACCGTCGCGTCGATGTACACCAACGTCTTCGGTAACCAAACCCTGGTTGCCAGCAGCTCGACGACGTATACCACCCATGCCGCCAACTATTTCAAGAACGACACTGCCAGCACAAACGTGTCGATCGGCAGCAACTTCGCTGCGATCTTCGACGGCGCCACGAACTTCACCAACGGTTCTGTTTCAATCACTGGCGCGCGCCTGACGTTCCAGACCTCAGCTTCAGCGACGCAATGGGGTAATGTCGGTCGCCAGATCAATGGCACGGCCGCCACCTATACCGATAGCTCTACGGCCGGTTCAGGCACGGCTGCACTAGAGGCGATCAACAGCTTTGTAGCCTCGACGCTGGCCTCTACGAACAGCTCTGTGACAACGACTGACGCGGCTGAGGTATACATCAGTGGCGCCGTGATCAAGGGCAGCAATAACACGGCAACAGCGAGTTATGGATTACTGATCGACACCACGAACGTCGGTGCACAAACCGCCTCTTATGGTCTTCGCGTCAAAGCGCAAACTGGTGCGACAACGAACTGGTCAGCGTGGCTTGATGGCGCGGTGAAGCTCGGCGGTCATGTAGTGACTAGTGGCACTGCTCCGAGCTTGTCATCCTGCGGATCGAGCCCATCGATATCAGGTACGGATATGGCCGGCACTGTAACCGCTGGTGGAACTGCTACCGCGTGTACTGTCACCTTTGCCTCAGCGTGGTCTGCCGCTCCGCACTGCAATGTCACTCCGCAGACTGGCAGCGTTACCAACACCTTCAGCTATTCCATTTCGACCACTGCCATCACGGTTACGGAAACTGGCCTTGGCGGTGGTTTGTTCGACTACAACTGCACTCAATAGGAGATTGTCGTGATCAGATTCATGATCGGTCTTGCCTGCCTTTCCGTCGCACTGGTTGCCGGCGCCGATGACAAGCCCAAGGATTACTCCATTCACCTGACAGATCAGGACTTGGCGGTTATATGGACCGGCCTACAAGAGCTGCCAGGCAAGGTAGCTGATGAGACAAAAGCGAAGATCCAGGCTCAGTATCTTCAGCAGAAGAAGCCCGAGGCGCCTGCGCCCAGCAAATAGGTGACAGCCAATGTTTAAGTCATCGCGCACTACTATCCTGGCAGCTGTACTTGTTGCAGTTGCTGGACTGACGACCATGCAGTACTCGGCTCCTGCTGAAGCTGCGTGGCCATGGACGTACTGCGTCGATGCTGACCATGGCAATGATGCCAACGATGGCATTTCTACCTACGACGGGACGGCCTGTCTGTCCGGCGGTGGTCACGGCCCTTGGGCCACCATGGGTCGTCACAACGGCACTGCTCAGCTGAACCCAATCAGCGGTCTGAACGCGGTTGGACCTGGCGATACTGAGCTTGTCGTCGCCAGCTCTGCCGCATACGACAACGGTTTCTTCAGTGGTATCCCAGGCACCGCAGCCAATCCTGTGCTGTTCACCGGGGTTGTCGGTGTCAGGGGAGCCTGCCCGCTGGTGAAGCCAGCCACGACGCGCGCAGGGGCTATCCAGGTCTCCGCCAGTGTCACCTACGCTACGTTCCAGTGCTTCGATGTGACCTCTGACCTGGCCATGTTCACGGCCTCGATCAGCGGCACCACGATGACCGTGACGGCAATGCTGAACTCAGGAACGATCGCGGCCGGTCAGACTGTCGTCGGCGACGGCGTCACCGCTGGAACGACGGTGGTGAGCGGGCCTGCGGCCGGACACGACGGCACCTACACACTGAGCACATCGTCTACGGTCTCGTCTGAGACGATCGGATCGTCGATCAATCCGAACATGGGCGGAATCTTGCTCGGATCGAGTGGGTCACCCAACACTGTTGCCTACGTCACCATCCAGAACACGCGTGTCTATTGGACCGGAGCTTTCGGTATCGGGTCGACGTACGGAGAGCACTTCACCATCCAGAACAACATCATCCACGACAACGGGTTCACACTCACGAATGCCTCTGACTCCGGCGTCTCGATCTACTCCCCGTGCAACTACGACTCGGTCGCTGGATATCACAACTACGTCCTGAACAACATCATCTACAACCAGTGGGCTGGCCACAGCACGAGCCCAGGGAAGACCGATGGTCAGGACATCATCATGGATGACTTTTTCAACGACCAGCAGACCTACTGCGGCGCTGGCCATCCGCCGTATACCGGCGCGACTCTCATCGCCGGCAATGTTGGGTTTGGTGCTGAGGGCGGCGGTTTGAAGGTCTACAACAACGGCACACAGGCTCTTGTCGACGTGTTCAACAACACGTTCTGGAACAATTGTCAGGGTGCTGTGAACTTCCCCTGCGGCATCCACGACGGCGATGTCCAGGTGCTCGGCTTCGGTGGCATCTTCGCCTCGAACGTCAACATCCAGGGGAACACGATCGTCGGCCGGTACTACGGCATCAGCGCCAAGGGCCTCACCGGTTCCGGCAACCCTGTTGCTGCGACGCTCAACAACAACGACGGCACGTCAGGACAGACCTTCTGGGACAACTCCGGAACCTTCACATCCACCTGCAGCATCGGCACCGATCCACTCCTGCAGAACCCTCAGTTGAACCCGGCCGGCGCCGACTTCCGCCCAACTACGAGCACCCCAGTGCCGGCGTGCTGACATGACTCCGAAATGCCGGGCCTGCGTTGACGTCATCCTCAAGCACGAGGGTGGCTACAGCGACCGTCCGGCAGATCCAGGCAACTGGACATCAGGCATCCGCGGTGTCGGAGAGCTGAAGGGCACGATGCACGGGATCGCGGCCGCCTCCCACCCTGACCTGGCGATCTGGAACCTGACGATCGAGCAGTGCGAAGCCATCTACGAGCAGGAGTACTGGTCGAAGATGCACGGGGAAGACCTCACGCTGCCGCTGGCACTCGTTACTCTGGATGCGATGGTCATGTCAGGTCTTGGTGACAAGCGCCACGAACGGGCCGCTGGCTGGCTCCAGGAGGCGCTTGGAGTCGAGCCTGACGGGAGCATAGGGCCACAGACGATCGCTGCAGCAGCGTCCTGCGACGTGGCTGCGGTGGTGACCAAAGCCTGCCAGCTGCGACTGGCCTTCCTGCAGAGCCTTCCGAACTGGTCGACATTCGGCAAGGGGTGGCAGAATCGGGTTGAGGACACTGCCCACCGGGCTCTGCTGATGGCGGTAGGAGGTTGATATGGGATTTCTCACTGAACTCGCGGACCTGGCCAGTGGTGGACTGGCGAAGCAGGTCTTTGACACGATCAAGACCTACTTCCCCCCGTCGATGTCTCCTGAACAACAGGCGGCCGTTCAGCTCGAGCTCGAGAATATCGAGCTGAAGAGGTCCAAGGATGCCAATGACGCTGTGAATGAAGCCGAGAAGAACGTCAACGAGCGCATCGCGGCCTATGAAGGTACTGCGTCGGATCTGAAGTCTGTGCCGTTCCTCGGTGCCTTCATGCTGTTTCTGCGTGGCGCCTTCAGACCTCTGGCCTCGTACGCCACGATGTACTACGACTTCCTGTGGTTCTCTGGTGTGTGGCACATCGAGGACAACATGCAGCGCAATACTTTGATGCTGATCAATGCGCTTGTGCTCGGCTTCTTCTTCGGGGAGCGCGCCGTCAAGAACGTTGCTCCTGCCATCGCTCAGTTCATGGCGGCCAAGAACTCATGAAACTACCGGTGCCGCCATGGAGGTTGGCACTGGTAATCCCGCTTTGGCTCCTATTCATTAGCATCCGTGTACTGAAAGGGCAGAAGCCGTACGACGATTCATCACCGGAGGATCAGCATGAAGACGATGGATGGGGGCGGAACCGGCCCCGTGAGGACATTGGTTATCCGTATTGTTGAGCGCATCAAGCACTGGTGGCGCTCGACCTTCGGCACCGGCACCTAACAATGTGGTACCTGTTGCTCCCATTCCTGGTGGTAGCCACTGAGTACGGCTACCACCTCGAAGGTCTGCCGCCGGAGCAATCATGGGCGCTGTACGTCATGCGCGGCATCTTGATGGTCTTCGTGTTCGTTCTTCTGTGGGTGTATCGCCCCCGATGGGCTCTCGGGTGGATTGGTCGCTCACTGGCGTTCGGATGCGGATTGGGTGTGTTCGAAGAATCTCAGAACGCACTGTGTGGTATCGCCGAATGGAAGAACCCTGAGTACGTGGGGAACCTCTGCGTTCACAAGTTCGGCTTGCTTCCGTATCAGCTACTGGTGTCAGGCATCCTTGCCTACTACGTGGTGAAGTACATAGCCAGGTTTAAGAAAGGGAGACAACAATGAGTGAGCCCAACGCAACCGCTGCAGCGCTCTCAGGAGTGACTGCCGGATCTCTGGCGGTACTATTCCCACAGTACGTGTGGATCATCTGGGGCGGCCTGGCAGGCGCCATCTACGCGCTCTGGAGCGCCGAGCAGATGAGCCGCTGGTCGGCTGTGAAGTTCGTTGGAAAGGCGATGTTGCCAGCCCTGGTGTTCTCCTGCTTCTTTGCTGGACGTGTATCGAGTGCTTTCAATATTGACGTTCAGCAAGCATTCAGCGCGGTTGCCTTCCTTATAGCCGTGTTTCATCGAGAGGGTGCAAAGATCGCCCTCGAAGCCATCAAGACCGGGCTGAGAGTTTTGCTTCGGCTCAAGCCAGAGGACAAGTCATGATCGCTACTGCCACGACAGTTTTGTCGCTGAACTTCATTCTCTTTGCTCTGGCCAACGCGATTGCCAACGGGGCCTTGGTGTGGTCAGTCCTTTGCCGAGCAGCGAAGTCCAATGGTGATGCTCACCCTGCTGTGCGTAGAGCCTTCACAGTGTTGGTGATCGGGTGCCTGGTCAGTGCGACGATCCCATTCACGCACCCTCAGTATCTGATTGCATCACCGATCGCCCTGGCTCTGTCGTTCGCGTACGTCCAGAAGGTCACCGGCAGGTTCTGGCACGCCGGAACGCCGTCGCAGTTCCAACTAAAAAGCCACCTCACTCAGAAGTAAGGTGGCTTCGATACGTACAGCCGTCTTCAAGTAGCTTCAGTCACCCTTACAGGTGTGCAGCACCCAGCAAGTGGCGCCGCCCTTGGCTTCCGCCTTCGTCGTATGCATCATCATCAGAGTGGCCGACACGGCCAGTGCAGCGATCAACAAGTACTTCATGCGCTTCTCCTCTTGGTGGTTACAACACTGATACGAACCTTCTTGATGCGGCCTCCGAGTCGTTTGATCTTCTCGATCGGAATGGCGCAATACTTTTCGGCAGCCGTTATGCAGTCTCTCTCTGAGTATCCGCATACGGTTGTGATGTGAGGCGGCTTTCCTTTCTTGGGTGGACCGAACGGCTTTGTCCAGACCAGGAACCACTCAGGATGGGCGAGCTTCTCACCCATTGCCATCTCCAGTCTGTTTGGTGGAAACGACAATACTTAAATAGTCCGACATGCTTCCGGCAAGCGCTCGCCGTTCTGGTCCCCATCGGCCTGGAATGAACGTCTCCTTGCCTTGCCGCTCTAGTTTGGTAAACGCTTGTCGAAACATTAGACAAGCTTCGATACCGCAATTGACGAAAATATCTTCGCTTATGCCTGTGCGCACGTCATGTGGCTTAGCGCCATTCTTGAGCGCATCGAGTCGATCAATTAGACTCTGCATGACAACTAGATTAGGCGTCACGTCTTCTCTCCAGTCTGTTGAGCGGATGCGGAATGGGCGGCTGCGAGCATGGCGATGGCTTCTTGAATAAGAGGGAAATCTTCTCCGCTCGGCCCAAACTGTCTTTCGTAAGTCACTATAATCCGCTTCAGCGCCTCTACCACCACCTCTGCACGCCGCGCGTCTGTGATGGTTGCAAACACGCTGTCGCACTTTGAAATGTCGTTCTTGCAGCGCGGGCACTCGGTCAATGCAGGATTGCAAGCCGCCTCCTGCGCCTCTGCCGGAAGTGCGGCGATGAGGCGCTGGCAAAGATTTAAAACGAGCTTGTAAGCTAAGAAGGCGTTGTCGATAACGCGGATCGTGTCAAGCTCCGACTCCGCTTCCTGTCTGGTGATCATGGGATGCCTGCCTCGTTGAGTTTGTTGTATAGAGTTGTTGCCATTTCGCGGCCACAATCAGAACCCGGTCCGCCTGCGTATTGATCCACGCGCATCACTGCTTTGCACTGCTCGTGCGCTTCTCTGAGCAGCTCAAGCGCAGCGGCCAGCTGGTCCGCGAGGTCGTGGGCTGATGCTATGAAGTGCATATTGGACTCTGCCTTTTCACGCAATTCAGCATCTTCATGCAATCGAGGGCCGCGCTTCACATCGAATGGACATTCTGCTACTGGCGCCCAAAGCTTTATATCGGTCAACGATGCACAAACCTGCAAATCATCACAATCGCGCGGTCCGTCATGATCGTCATGGACATTTGCTTTCCAAGGCGGAGCCGTGGCTTTTCTTCGTATCTCGAATAGCTCGGCGCAGCGTGATACATCTAGACTGTTCATTGAATGCTCCCGTTGGCAGTTAAGACGATGACGTGCCCTGGCGGCCAGCGCGGTGGGTTTTCATGATCTGATGGATTGCACAGCTTGCACGGCATGCCGGCGCCACCGCAGCAGCCATCTCCGTCGTTCCAAGGCACGTTTGGATGGTGCTCGCAGACCCAGCCAGTGTCATTGCATGAGGCGCAACGGGTTGCGGATAGGGTGGTCATGGTCTGCATTCCATAAATGCAGCAATCACTTCCGCCGCGACTTGCGGGACGATCGCATTGCCGAAGGCGCGCAGGCAAGCCACATCATCGTATAGCCCATGCGCCGGCACCATTCCTCTTTGCTCACCACTAAACCGCGACAGCCTGGATGCTTCTGCATAGATGGGCAGTCTTGATTTGCCGTAGCCGTTGGTGTAGCTCGTAAAGTAAATCCGTTCTCGTGCATGATCCGCGCCGACAACGAAAGCCGGCAGAACATCGACTTCAACGGCGTATTGAATTGACCCCATGTCAAATGTGACACCATCCAGCCAATCCCGCGCTCCTGACACTTGCTCGCCAAAGACGACAGCATGGCGCGACGCCGCGATGAGCTGAAACCATACTGGCCAGAGGTGACGCTCGCAGGATGTTCGTTTACCACGTCCTCGAGTTGCGCTACTGAATGGCTGGCATGGGCAGCTCCCAGTCCAAAGCTCTCGATCATCCGGCCACCCTGCGAGCCGTGCTGCATAAGCCCATCCTCCGATGCCTGCGAAAAAGTGACACTGTGTGAATCCTCGTAAGTCGTCCGGCTGAACATCTGTAATTGATCTTTCATCGACTTCGCCTTGTGGTATGTGACCAGCAGCCATCAGGTTGCGCAGCCATTGCGCTGGGTATGGTTCCCACTCGTTGTAGTAGGAACCTCTACTCATGAAATTCGCCTTGCCATCTGTAATGCTGTGCGCAAATCTTTTCTAGCTCCTCTAATTTAGGGTCTTTGCGAAGTGAAGCAAGCTCAGCCTCCGCCGCCTTCAGCCTTTCATCCATCGCATTGAGGAGGCGCATCACAGCAGGGAAGTCGATTACTGCCGGGGCTAATTCGCCAGATTCAACGCGGCGTAGATCATCCAGCCAGCGCTCGATCTCGTCGTTCGTCCTAGTGGTCATTTGTCGCTCTTCCAGAAGTCGGCTCGAATTGGTTGCCAGTTCGTGTAATCAGGCGTCCTGTTGACGGCGCCACAGATGCGGCACTGGCTGACGATATAACCATGGACATCGCCTTCCAAGATATCTGCGGAAACATGCTCGCCGGGATGCTTGCACTGTTTTTGCAGGAGCCCAAGCAACAGGCGATACAAGTAGGTTTTCATTTTCTCGCTGCCTCAGATTTCTTGATTAGCGACCGTATTCTGTCGGTAAGGCCGTTTGACCTCCAGCCTCTGTCAACCATCACACACCATCCTTTGGCTGAGAGCGGGCGCGGTCAACAATGCGATCAAGGTCAGGGCCATCAAAGTAAATAAGCATCTCTATGCCGTGCTTGAATTCTTTTCGACGCACACACAAATGCGTTGGCGGATCATTTCGCAGCCAACGATACCGCTCCGCATCCTGCCTCAGCCCTTCGCACTCGGCGCGCAGGCATCTAACCTCATTACCAAGCTCAAATGACTTGTTTTCTGCGTCATTAATCTGAGCCTGCATTTCTGATAGGTGATCGGCAATAACTGCCTCGCCACGTGACAGATCGATGCCGGCCCGTTCGCATGCCTTTCCAGCCATTCTCAACCGCTCAATCTCCGCCTTCATCGCTTCGCATTCGACATGCAGGCGTTGGATTTCATTGAACAGTTGACGGTTAACCTGCTGCGATCGATTGTAGTCAACGAGGCGAGCATCTGCGGTTTCGCATGCGTCCTTGTACAGCTGTTCGAAATTCTTGCTCATGACTTTTTCCCACTGGCCATCTCGCGCAGACGCTTGGCGAGGTTGCCGATCTTGAAGAACTCCTTGCGCTCGGAGCGAGAGCCGATCCATGCACCGTTGACCGTGTGAGTCTCCGATATGGTGTTGGCCTGCTTCTCCAACACCTTGGCGGACTCGGTGAGTACTTCGACTTCTGTCTTCATGGCATTACGACCGCTTCCGGCGTACGGCATCAACCTTGTGCGAATAGTTACGCGCGGCAATCAAAAGAGCGTTGCGATTGCACTGACTCAACCAACTGCTATCGCCTGAACGGAACGCTTCAGCTTTAGCGATCAACTCCATCGCCGCCTGTTCCATGCGTACGATCGCCGCATCGATCTTTTCCTGCGCTTTCATCTTGCTCATACGTCCTCCGGCGCTCTCCATGCTGAACTGAGCCAGCCGATCCCGAGCTGGTTGTAGGTGTAGGTGACGATCGGATAGGAGCGCCCTACAGGGCGCCAGCCGTCGTCTGACAGGTACTGCGCACCAATGAGCCCCAGCGGCCTGTTACGCAGGCTGTGGTCTTGCGGCAGCGCCGCCAGGGCTACGTAGCGCATCAGTCGCCGGCCTTCTCGACTTTGACGCCGGAAGCGACAAGCTCTGCCACCTCGCGCGTTGTCGGAAGATGTGCCTTGACCTTGTCCTTGACGACGTGCCGGATTGCCTGTGCTTCGCTGATGGCATCGACAAGGTGGGTTACCCCTTCCGGCCACTCGACGGCATAGAGCCGCCTTGCAGATGGCTTTGTATGGGTTGGTACTGTGGTGGTTGAAGCTGACATCTAGACTCTCCTGTGTATAAAACTGTGGATTACTGCAGGGTGTTGGACTCGCTGGAGTCGGACGGCTGACCGACCGGCAGTTCGCCCTGATCGTCGTCTTCGGGCTGCTCGGCCTTGCCGCCGCTCAGCTTCAGCTCGACATCGTGTGTGGTCCACGAACCGAGGATGCCGTCCTGCTCGGCGTTGGCGTGCACGGCGACCTGGAAGCTGCACTCGAGCATCTTGCCGCTGATGGGAGTGAGTGCGATCTTCTTGAACTTAGCGTCCTTGAAGACGATGGGCTGCGCGCTGGGGACGTCGCGCTTGATGCTGGCCTTGACCTCGACAAACTCGTCGGGGAGCTTCAGCTCAACAGCCGGGAGCAAGAGCTCGCCGTTTTCGTCGTACATCGATTCGATCATGGCGGTGTACGACTCACCGACCATTGCAGCGATCTGATCGAGCTTCACGGATCCCTGGAACTTCAAATCCAGGGTGAGGATCGAGTCTTCGCCGATCTTCTCGAACCTCGTGTTGCGGTGGACAAGCGGAATGATGCGATTCAGTTTCACGGTTTACTCCTGGTTTAATAGTTCTCGACAAGCGAGGCCATCTGGTCGATCTGCGCTTCACTGCATTCCGGCCAATAGTTGTCCTTGATGTACTTCCTCAAGGCTGTGTAGACGGTCTGGAAAACCATCTCGTCCATGTGGTCATAGGCAAGGCTTCTAGGTGCGCGCGCTTGCATTGCTGGCACCTCCAGGTGACCACCACAGTGCGGGCACGGTACGGTCACTCCGGTGATCATGGTGTCGTCGCACTCGACGCCTGCGAGTGTCTGTAGGCGCTTCAGGGCCTGGTGAGCGTTCAAGTGCTCGTAGCCTTCGATGTTGTCTACAAGAAGCTGTCCAAGTGCATGCGCACGGTTCCAGCTGCGACCGTCGCGCTCCTTCCCAACCCAGGCCCGCACCTTGTCGCCACGGCGGATGTTCTTGCCCTTGAGCATGTCGGCACTGAACCGATCGGCTGCCACCATCACCAGGCGTTCAACGCCTTCAACGGTGGCTTTCACCAATCTCAGGTAGAGGTTCTCGCCGGTCTTACGGGTGGCTGCCATGCTTGTCCTCCAGTGCGTTCAGTGCTTTGCAGTAATTCAGCATCGCCACATACTCCGCAGAGTCTCCCGACTGTCCTCTCCAATGTAGGATCATGGAACCAAGCTGGTGGCAGATAGAATCGATTTCATCGTTTGTAGCTGGAGTCGTGCACACGCCACATGGAGGGTGCGCATTAGGATCTCGGCACCTGCATCCACCGCGTATGTCGCGCAGAAGACCCAAGGCTGTATCGCCTTGGATTTCATAGTCCGCCTCCTCATTCCAGATCGACATTGTCACCTCTAGACTCCAGGTAACGCTCGATACTGAGGTAGTCATCAGGCATCGGTTCATCCGGTTCTGGTGTCCGGCCGCCGCGCTGAATGATGTGAGCAAGGAAGTAGTCGCGGATCTTTTCGAGCTCAGATACAGAAACCGGTGTTTCACAGCGTGAGCACTGAATTCCACGCGATGAAAAACCAGCTAGATGGCACTGACATCCGCCACGTATCTTGAGCAGGTAATCCCACTGCGTCTTATTGATCTCAAATTTGTCAGCATTGATCACCGGCCCTGTTGCGACCATTGACCGTTTTTTCCTCTTCTTCACACGCGGATGCCATGTGAATAAACGGACCTCCGCATCTTGCGGTATCTCGGCGATCGGCAGCCGCTGGCACTTGAGAACGAAGGCCGTTTCCTTGGTCTGCTTGGACGAAACGACGAAGTAGGCCGTACGCGCCTTCGATCTGCGGTGACGCAGGTACTGGCCTGCCTCGATCGCTGGCCTTTCCCACGGATCCATGCGCAGTGTTACAAGGTCAAAGTTCACTTCTTCACCTTTCCCTTTTGGATGTCCTCTTCGATCAGTGCCATCAGGTCAGGATGGATCTCATCGAAACAGTGAACGTCACCAAGAAAGCGAGCGATGACTCCAGATGTAGTTACGTCGTAAGGGACCATGCGCCCTTTCCACTCGACGACGCTCCACGGGTCGCGTCCGTGCTTCAGTGTGCTTTCAGGCTCTGCTGCATCGAAAATCACAGTTCCATACTGCTGACCGTCGTACGCAAGCTGAACAGATGCTCCACGTTCTGCGGCGATGGCTACCTCCTCAGATGTTGGTTCGCCGTCCCACCACAGACCAGGGCGGCCGTTCTTGATGAAGCGGTGAGCGATGATCATTTCGGAATGCTCAGGTTATATGTTGAGCACAACGGATTGCATGGGCCGATGTAAAAAAGATCGGTGCCATATGACTGCGGCAGATCAATGGTGTGCTGTGGCGCCTGCACCTCCTTCACCACTGGCATCATTAGAATCTGAATCCACACAATCCCCGTGTGATCGTTAGAGCACACTTGCTGAGGCGTGGCCTTGGGCTTGGAAAATACATTGACCATCGTCCTGCCGTCGTCGCACTGAATGATTCCCGCAACGAAGCTTGCGCCTGCGCGCTGAGCCTGATGTCTTATCTCGCTAGCATCAGCTTCTATGGTTGTTGCACTGCCGGCATTGATGACAATGGCTGCGCTTAAAATGATCGGAATCATTATTTAGACCTTATTTTGAGTTCGCTGTTAATCAGCGCTTCCAGCGGCCTATGGCATAGCTGATAGCGCTCACCGCAAGGATGAGCGCCACCAGCGTGCCGATGGAGAGGATGATCACTTCGCGATCTTTGGCAGAGGCTCTGGCAGCTTGCCGGACTGGCAGCTGTTCTCCTCGCTGGCGTATGCCTTGGTCTTGAAGTCGTCAGCCAGGAGGCAGCCGACGTTCGATGACACGGTCGAGCACTTGAGCTGTACGCCGCGACCGCCGGCCGGTGGGTACATATCGATCGTCGCCCATCCGTCGCCGACGAGGCATTCGGAGGTCTGCGAACTATCGCCGCGGGTGACAATGTCCCAGTCGCCTAACAGTGGATTGGTAGCGCGATAGTGCTTGGCATTCCATTCGGCGTTCGCCCGTGCGGTGCCGCGGTACTCTTCCAGCTGTTCGAATTGGTTTGACGACATCTTCTTCTCGCCACAGGCGACGATAAAGAACGCGAGGAAAGCCCCCAGTGCTACTGCAAACATCTTCTTCATGGTAATACTCCGTGGTTGGTAGGTACTGCGGTGAAACGTTATTCAATGGTGAGGATTGAGTTGCCGTTGTCGATCGGACGTTTGTCCTGCTTTGCGATATTCATCCTGGTGAACTGCTCGTAGACGTATTGCGTCATCGGATGGCCAGGCTGATCTGCTTGAACTCCTCTGCCGAGTGAAAGCCACGTCACTCGGCGCTTGGTGTGGATGTTGGTGAGAACGTACTTGTGACCCGCGTGAGGTTCCGGTTTTGCTCGTCCAAGTGAGCGTGAGAGATAGTCGCCCAGTGACTCGTTTGGATCAGGCCGGGACATCGGGGCGACCGTCTGGCCAGTTCTCGAATAGGAACTCGCTGCCGCTGTAGGTGAACCCGCAGTTGTAGCTGTCGGCGATATTCACGAAAGTGGCAGCGATAGAGCAGCAGTCGTACGGATCGATCAGCTGGTATTCACTCCAGCCAATGCCTTCGCCCTCGTACATCTGCAGACCGATCGACCCGATATGCCGCAGAGCGTCGTTGACATCTCTGCGCAGATCGGACAATCCAGTCCCCACGAAACGGATCTTGATCTTCCTCATGACCGCTTACCCTCGCACCCAGGATTCGGTTTCGGCAATGGCTTGCTGGGTGCTTTCGCCCAATGCCTGATGTTGTGCAGGTCCCCGATGTCGTCCGCTTGAACGAATACGTCCTGGCGCTTCGGGAACAGCGCACGGATGGCTTTCTTGATCCGGCCGATCACGTCTGACACATCCAGATGACGGCAGCCCAGATCGCAATGGCAAGGATCGCGGAGACGACCCAGACCGTTGTCTCGTGAAGCTTCGGCGTCGGAATGCTGTAGCGCCGCTTACGGGCCGGAGAGCTTCGCCTAGGGTTGAGGTGGACGAGGATCATTGGATATCCCCATCGTTCGAACCCGAGGACATCATGGCGTCCAGGTTTCGATTCAGACGGGCGCCGGCCTCCGGGTTGATGATTGATACGCATTCGGCCGCGGCTCTCGCTGATTTGAAGGAAGTCTCCTTCCATCTGTCACCACGCGATTGCTCGTAATCCAGATTGATCTTGAGGTTTTCGATCCGCTCTTTGTTGGCGTGATCATGAATTGAGATCGTGTCGTTCAGCTTCAAGATGTCGAGTTGCTGAACGGCAATGGTGATGACTGCAGAGACACCTACTACAACCACATGCCAATTCTTCATTTCAATCCCCTGTGAACCCATCGTTGCGGCCGCCACGCGCGGCCCGGTGTGCTTGATGCTGTGACTCCAACCGATCGGCTTCAGCGGCCCATGCCAGCTGCTGAGCCTCTGTGGCGCGACTCAGGTCACTCAGGGCCTGGTAGTACTCCACCGTACCCGGTGTCGCCTCCTGCAAGCGCTGGAGTGCTTCATGCTCTTTCATTGCTTGATACCCAAAAAGACTGAGTACACAGCTTCCGTGTGAAGCTTGTCAGTTGCACGAAGGATCGTAATCCGGCTAGGTCTTATAAGAACTCCGCCGACACGCAGACAGAATGTCGATTTCCAGTTCTTACTGGAGTGCGTTCTTAGCTTCACCTTGCCGAGGTTTGCTGATGCATAACTCTCGAACGATGACGGGCTTTCATCCTTGATGTCGGTAAACGGAGTGTCTTTCATCATCTGGATGAGAGCCCTGTTCCACTCCTTCGAATATGGGACATCCTGCCGCCACACACTGGGCGTCAACAGCACTCTGATGACACCAGATATCCACATCAGAATTTCACGCAGCATTGAGAACCTGCTCCATCATCTTCTGCAGCTCGTCCTCGAACTTGCCGAGGTGATCCTGCAGGTCTTGGTGATACACACGGTCAGGCTCGATCTCACGCATGAACAGAGGAAGACCGCGTGAGTAAGAAGCGAAGTAGAGAACCTCGGCGCCGGTGACTAACAGCTCGCCCTGGATCTGTGCGGTATGACTTGATGGAACACGGCCGTCGAGTAGCAGCTCGACCTGCAAGTCTTTCTTGCGAGTCTTTAGCTCTACAATCCGGTTTCCAGGAACCGCCACAACGCGATCAGGGCTTGCCCCTACGCCTCCCCTGACCCAGAAACCGGTGGTCAGAAGGGCCAGCCCTAGGCGCTCCTGCAGGGCATCCGCCGCCTCCGGTTCCATGGCCTTGCCGCGCTCCATGGCGTAGCTGCTGAAATCCTCATCATCGAATTCGCCGCTGATCCGCTCACCGACCAGCTTGCGCATGTATTTCATGCGGGTTTTCGATTCAGCGCTGCCCCCTTTGGCCATGACCACGTGGAACTCGGAGGCACTGGGGACTCCGTGGCGGGCATACTTCCATTCAGGCGTCCCCTGCTCGACGTTGATCACCTGGACTGGCGCGCCGATGATCACGACTTCTCGCCCTTCGTCTGGTTCGATTTGTCGATCGCAGCAGTAGCCTTGTTGAACTCTTCCTTTGGAAGGTCCTCGATCGCTTCGATGCCGTAAGCGGCGCAGAACTTGTCCATGCGATCTTTGTCGTGGCCAAGCTTGCGGATGATGATGTCGGACTGCGTCTTGGTGATCGGACGCTTGCCCTCGACTCGACTCTCTTCGTCCTCACCGGTTTCCAGGAAGAACATCTTGAGCATCGCCGACTTGGTGGCATAGGTAACCGCCTTGCCAGGAGCCTTGTCGCCGGTGTCGAGTGCGTGTGCTTCGATCGTGACGTCGATGTAGTCGTTCTTGTCGTCGACGCTCTGGAAGCGGATGGTATAACCGCCCTCGTACATCCGTGGCGACAGCTTCTCGTTGCCGTTGCTGTCGAGAACTTTTATCGGCTCGTTGAGCTTCCCTGAAATCTGATTCGGGTAGATCAATATGCCGATCTCGACAACGAGGTCATGCAGCAACGCGACGACGTTGTCGTGACTGACAACCTTGTAGCGGTTGTCGACCGTCTTGTCCTTCTTCACGTACTGTACTTGGCGGCGCACCTCGTTGACGCGCTGGCTCAGAGTAAGCTGGACAATTGGTGTTACGACTTCGTCGGTCATCTCAATAATTCCTTGGTGGCATTTGTTCAGCAATCATTTCCGAGACAATGTTGCGGAAGATGTCTTCGAACGTCGGTTGTGGAGGCGGCTTGTCTTCCACCTTCAGTTTCTTGTGCAAGTCCTGCATGAAGGCGACACCAGTGAGAGCGCAGCACTGGCGGCACCACGATGTTCTGTGCGAGGCAGGATTGCCGTAGCTTGAATGCGGGTTCTTGGCATTCGTGATGTTGATATGTATCCACCAAAGCTCGGAGCCATCGTCACAGTCAGCGCCGCACTTGTCGCAGGTGTATACGGTCTTCACACTCACCGCTCGTACTCCCCTGGCTTCAGCTTCAGCAAGGCGGCCGACAATTCAGTAGCTCCGAAGTAGTCAGACGGATCTTTTTCGGAGACATCTGATTCAGCGATGAACCCGTTGTCATTCGCCCACCTCTCCAAATCCGATTTGTCGAATACATCGCTAGGCTTCAGGTTGGCGCTGATCCAGTCGACGCAGTCTTTCAGGTTCGGTGATGTCGGTTCCGGAGTGCATGCCTTGGCAAAGGACTTCTCCTGTTGGTGGCTGAAGTCTGTCACCGGATCCTCCCCAGCTTGGGGATCACCACGACTCCGGAAACGAACAGGTGCAGCATCCAGCGCTCCCAGGCATGTCGCCAAGCGGCTTTCTTCACCTCGCGCGGCGCGGGTCCGTGGTCAAGCCAGAAATGGCAGTTGCTACAGCCAGGCACGGTGAACAGGTCGTGCGCCTTTATGCGCATGCCCTTGCCGTGCGCAGACTCATTGCTGTGGCAAGGAACCACGGTGGTGGAATCGTGGTTGCACACACCATCGACCTCGAGATAGCACTGCTGCCCCTCGCAGAGGTCTCTAAACTCTTTGCTCTCCCAATTCATCTCGGCACCGCCGGGTGAGAGAGAGCATGTTCAACCTGACTCAGCAATATCTTGTGTTGGTTGTGAATGGTCTTTGGAAGCTCCCAGTCAGGCTTCATTGGCTCGACGCTTAGGCTCTTGTAGTAATTATGCTGGGCCAAACGAAGATGAGGTTGGTATCTGGCAAAGATCGGAAGGAACGCGCCGATACGAAGATAGAGTCCGCCAACGCCTCCGTGAGAATACCAATGGGGACGCCGTTTGCACGGCTTATTGTAATCCTCAGCAACATTCACGTAAGAAAGCTCAATGAATCCATCCGGCGAGCATCCGTGCCATGGACCGCGTAGCGTGACGATTTGTCCGTCGTACTCTCCACCATCAATCAACAATGGATAGTGAGCACCACCAAAGCCATCTTGCTGCGTCGTTGCCAAACCAGAATAAATTTCAACCCTACCGTTGTCGTCGTAACGACGAAGGCCATTCACCATCGATATACGCCCGCTGTGGTAGTAAACATCAGCCCTTCCGTCATGGTGCTCAGCAATGTACATATCACCCTGCTTTCGGAACTTTTGCCCATCCCATGAGCGCAATCTTTGATTGGTCTTCAACTTCATGTCAGGAGCGTTTGCCCACCTATCCATCCACTCAATATGTAGGCCAAGCGCCCAATCAGGGAGTTTGTGCCGGCCGACCGGAAGATCGACCAAACTCCACATGAGGTCCTTGTCAGTTGAAAGAGTGATCACTTGTTACCCAGGTTTTGAATGCCAAGGTGATCGTGTTGCTCGGTTGAATCCTCCCCGAACATCTCGACATCGACATCTCGAGTCAGGCGCGTCGCCTCCGCTTGCTCTGTCTCGGTACGGGCAGCGATCAATCGATCGCGCAGCCTGACCTTGGCAACGACGTTGAGGTGACCGCCGCGCTTGTTGCACTTCGGATGTGCCAGCGCCAGATTGCTGAGGTGACTGGTGCCGCCGTGCGCATGGGGAAACAGATGCTCGATCGTCATCTGTTCGTCCTGCATGGTCTTATCGCAGTAGAAGCAGCGGTTGCCGTCGCGCTCCAACAGTGTCAGAACGACGTTTCCAAGACTCCTACGTCGGCGCTTGTGGCCTGCTGTCCATGAGGAGTTGGTACGAAACGCCAGGACCGCGTTGTGAGCGCCTCCGACCGAATGCCAGGCTCTCCCCTTGTTGTTGCTGTAGATGACCTGTGTGGCGCCATTGGCCTTAAAACGAATGACCTCGTACGGGTTAGTCGGATTGAGGATTTCAGCGCCTCGCTCGGTGAGCCAATTCCTGAATCGGTTCACTTCGCGTGAGTCCATCGGAGTGATGTGTGTCATGGCTTCGGGGTTGTATCGATTTTCTCTTTCCAGAAGGCATCGCGAGAGATGTACACGACAAGCTTGTGCGATCCGGCAAACGTCTTTTCCGCATGGAAGTCGGTTCCATGCAAGCTTGGCTTGAAACCAGGCAAGAGTTTTTGTGCGAGTAGAAACTCGCGATGGCTCTTGACGTTCAACACAAGGGAGTATTGGTGGTAATACGTTGGAATCTCGAATCCCGCTTCGTACATGACCTCCATTGCGTCGGCCATCTGTCGCAGCCCCATGGCAAGCAAGCATGGATCAGCTGGTGGAATCGGTTTGGAAGGATCAAAGCCTGGATACACCAAAGGCAATTCTTCCATCATCAGACCGTTGTATAGAGCGGCCTCATCAGTCATTGCGGTGAAACCTCGCTTAGAGCGGTGGGTGCAACCAGTGACGATGCAGCGTATAGCGTGTACGTCATCGATCGCAAACACTTTCCGACGAACGGTAGTTTGCGTTTCCGGACCTTTGCTTATGATGTTTGTGGACTGCACTCCACAACAGAGAGACAACATGCAAGAGAACACCCCGGACGGTTACGCACTCATCAAGATCCTGGACACGGATGCGAAGACCGTTCGCGATTTCGCCGAGATCGCCGTGCTGCGCGGATATCCAAAGGATTGGGCTGTCGATGCGTTCAACGCCAGAACGATTTCGAACACTCGCGAATTCCAGCAGCAGGTCGACCAGCGCAACCAGGCCTGGCACAAGCGCTGGGAAGAGATGAATGCGTTGCAATAAAAAACCCGGCACTAGAGGGGGCCAGTGCCGGGTTCAGATTGACCTTGACGGCGGGGGGGCCGTTCGGTCTACGATGCGGGGGTCTAGTCACACATCGCGAGACAAATTGTCACCGGCCACATCGGCCCTGTCAAATACCCTCGCAGGCTTTACCCCACGGACCGGCCTCCGCCCGTTAGAAGTTGGGGTTCAACTGTGCCCGCACGGAACTCAAAGCAGTAGGCCGTTGAATCGGCCGGGCTGGCTGAAGCGCGAGGCCCGGGGACTATCGAGAGATAGCATCGCGCTGCCCGAAAGGGCCAGGATCAATCCCTCTTCCTACTTTCTCCTTTGGAGGGGGTAGGGGGAGGCTTTCACAGGATCAGTAGAGGTTTCTGATGTGTCTGACGATTGAGGAATTCCAGTCTGAGGGTCGCGTGATGGGCCGCTTCCTGGTCGACGGCACGCCGATCGGAGAGGCTGAGAAGGTGAACGGCGGGTACTGGCTACTCCCGCGTGCGAAGAACCTACGGGACCAGGACGAGGCCGCCAAGGCCATGCTCGAAGGCTACCTCGTGAAGATCAGGGCGAAGGAGAGGAAGTGTCTGGAGCTCCTGGAATCGATCGGCGTGCGCAAGCAACAGCCGAAAGCACTGTTCGAATTCTCGTTGCCACCGTTCATCAAAGCCGAATCATGGAACGGGTTTGTGGAGATGAGGAAGAGGATCAAGAAGCCACTCACCCCGCGCGCTACGGACATGCTGATCAAGAAGCTCAAGACCTTTCACGACGAGAGAATCGACGTCAACGACTGCCTCGATCGATCGACGTTCAAGAACTGGACTGACGTGTACAGGCCCGAAGGCGATAAGCCTCAGCATCAGATCGTTGAACTCGATTCAGGGGATGAGACGTGAGTCTATCGGCAACACCGAAGCATCCTCCTTACTCAATGGAGGGAGAGCAGTCTGTACTTGGCGGCCTGATGCTGGATAACGAGGCGTGGTACGACGTTTCGTCGATCCTCACGAAGGAAGACTTCTATACCCAAGACCACCGGTTAATTTTCTCTCAGATCGAGCAGCTGATTACTTCAGGTAGTCCTTGCGACTTCCTTACGCTCGCAGAGCACATGCGGAGCAACGGCACTCTCAAGGAAGCTGGAGACATCTCCTACCTTGGGACGCTATCAGCCGATACGCCTAGTGCCGCCAACGTTCGCGCATACGCTGAAATCGTTCGAGAGAGATCCGTTCTTCGATCGATGATTGCGATCGGAAACCAGATTGCGGACATGGGCTATAACCCTGACGGCCGGTCTCCGAAAGAGTTGCTGGCGGAAGCCGAGCTCTCACTCAGTAATGTCCAGGTGCGAAAACGTTCCACTGTTAAATCGATGTCGGAGATGGTGGAAATAGGTCTCGGATACGTTGAGGAGGCCAAGAAACGAAGAGAGAGCGGGGAGAAGCTCGGTATCGAGTGGGGTATCCCTTGGTTCGATAACCGAACTGGAGGGATGCAGCCGGCTCAGTTCATCATCATCGCCGCCAGGCCGTCTTTGGGTAAGACTGCTCTGTTGAATCAGATCGCCATTCACGCGGCCAAGAACAACAACCCAGGGATCATCTTCAGCTTGGAGATGAACGACGCTCAGCTTGCCATTCGCAGCATGGCTCACGAAGCGCAGGTGAATGTAACCAGGCTTAAGTTCGGATCAACGGATGAGGTGAACGAGGCGTCTGCTGCTGCGGTCAAGATGATGAACTACCCGCTTTACTTCGATACCGAGAGCTACGATTTGCACAGCATCGTTGCCACCCTTGCGAACAAGAAGCGCACAGCGGGTATCAAGTGGGCTGCGATAGATCACATCGGCTTGATCGAGATGCCAGGCAACCTCAAGGACGTCGAGCGTCTCACGATCATCTCTCGCCGTCTCAAGAAGCTATCGAAGCAGTTGCAGATCCCGATCATCGCGCTCAGCCAGCTCAACCGGGGCGTGGAGAAAGAGAAGCGATCACCGAAGCTGTCGGACCTCAGGGACTCTGGAAGCTTGGAGCAGGATGCCGACATCGTCGTTTTCATCCACACTGATTCGCCAGATGGGACCATACCTCTACCCATCCAGTTTTACCTATCCAAGAATCGCGACGGGCGCCGCGGCAGCAGCAAGAAGGAATTCGAATTCGTAGGTTCTACGCAGACATACCGCAATCGTCCTGTTGAAGATCAGCAAGAGGACGACAACCATCCGCCGGTGCCTACACAAGCGCCGCTCAGTTATGGAGAGGACTACTGATGAGTGAAGAAAAGACGTGTGAAAGGAAAAAGTCGAAACCAAAGAGCCCAACAGCCCGTAGCCTGGAATATCTTCGAAAGCAGGGATACACCGTTGCGGTAGTAGAGAAATTCAATTCGTTCACGAAGACTAGAAACGATTTGTTCGGATTCATAGATGTATTGGCAATACGACGCAATGAGACACTAGCAGTTCAGGCGACTAGTCGAGACCATGTCGCCCATCGCATCGCTAAGATTTCTGAGTGCGAGCACTTGGGAGCAGTTAGAGAGGCCGGCTGGAAGATAGTTGTTCATGGGTGGTCAAAGATGGCCAGCGGGAAATGGGAGTTAAGGGAAGTTGATGTTAGCTAGATTTCTTACGGAGATTTGACCCCGCAGTTTCTCAAGAAACGTATTTTATCAAACTGCTGTCCCTGAATATCAGCCTCCTTTTTGAAGGTGATAGCCAGGTTCTGGCAATCGACTGAGTGCTGAATGCGCGCTTCCTGTGGCGCGTCATGTGCGGGCTTAGCTCGCTTCAGTGTGTCAGCAACAAGTTTCCAATCACGTCGTGTGAAGCTCATAGAATTGTTCTCATCATTGAGTGAGTGTAAAGCGGTGCATGAACCTGCAAGAAGGTAGTTGCATCGGTTACGCCGTTGGCAACAAGAAGCTCAGCCGCGTCGCGCCATTCACCTATGGTGGTATCAGGTTGTAGATGGGTGTCGCCATAGCCATTGCCATTGCCATTGCCATCGCCATTGCCATCGCCATCGCCATAGCCATAGCCATAGCCATCGCCATCGCCATTGCCATCGCCATTGCCATCGCCATCGCCATAGCCATAGCCATTGCCATCGCCATCGCCATTGCCA